CCCGTTAAATTAACCCTAAATATAGAAATTTAGAGATTCCATCATTATAGATTGTATCTGTAATATATAAACGAGTTGTACTCAAGGAAATAAACAAATGTCTACCGAAACTGATGAAACAAAAACACAAGAAACTAATACTCCTGCTCCGGATAGTACTACTACCACTCCTCCTGTGGATGACGTGGACAGCAAGATCCAAGAAGCACTTAAGCCTATCAAATCGAAACTCGATAACGCGTATAAAGAGCGTGACGAAGCTTTAAGAAAAGCAGCAGAGTATGAACAGAAAGAAAAAGAAGCTAATATAGCACGTTTACAAGAAGAAGGAAAACACAAAGAAGCTTATGAACTTCAGTTGGCAGAAGCTAATGCAAAATTAGAGGCTGTAACAAAGCGTAACATAGAGCTTGCTCGTGATGCAGAAATTAAATCTGTATTAGCAAGTTATACGCTTAGAAATGATAAAGCTCGAGACATGGCCTATATGGATATAGCTAGTCAACTTGTACAAAATGAACAAGGTGTCTGGATTCACAAGAGTGGTGCTGATCTTAGAACGTTTGTAAAACAATTTTCTGAAAACGACGATAATTCTTTCTTGTTTAAACCAAAAGCATCATCAGGTGCAGGTAGCACTTCATCTAGTACTACGCCTTCTACTGACACAAAGCCGAAATCAATATTTCATATGTCTCAGGAAGAGGTACTAAAACTTGCGGCGGAAGGAAAACTACGCCAATAATCTACTAAGGAATTAAAAAATGGCTGCAACAAGCGTTAACTATACCAGCGGAACATCTGGTAATAATAACAATTATGTATTACAAGAAGCTATTGGTGCTTATAGCGATGAAGCTTACACCAGTGCTCGTAAACTTTCTGGTACTGGAATCACATCTAGCAACCCACAAATTGATACTAACACAGAAACCTTTATTGGTCAAATGCGTTGGTTAAAACCTTTGAATCCAACTGTCAACATTGCGTCTTTAACAGATGCTACTGACGGTTCTAAAACTAACTATCAATCAGAATTTAGTACTTACATTAAAACTGTTCGTACTCATGGTGCTGAAAAAGTCAACATGACTGAAGTAGTTACACGTCAAGATGGCTTAGCTAAAATTGGTCGTGACTTTGGCGAAACTCGTGCGCAAGACGAACACACTGCAATTCTTTCTGTATTGAAAGGTGTTGCTATTTCTGAAGCTTTGTTAGGTACTGGTACAGGCGGCTTAGGCGGTCAAACCTTTACTAACGATCCTACAAGTATGAATAATGGTTTCTACGTTGACTTAGGTTCTACTGGTAAAATTGTTAGTGCTAATGGTGTATCACCTGCTGGTGTTGCTAACTATGCATACCAAGGTGCATCACGTGCAGAAAGCCTTTTAAATGCATTTGGTCAAGCTTTCAAAGACTACGAACCAGAATGGGCATACTTAGCTGTGTCTCCTGAAGTATTAGCGTCTTTCCGTTCAGCTAATTTTGTTGATGAAATTACTATTACTGAAGGTAATATGAATTTCCAAACAATCTTTAACGGTAAATTCCGTTTGATTGTTACACGTGCTAACCAATCTTTAAGCACTGATGAATTGACTGCACTTAACTTAGGTGCTGGCGTTGACATTACAGGTACTAAAACTTCATTCATTATTTTGCCTGGTGCAATTGCAATGGAATCATTGGCAGTGCCTGATTCAACTGAAGTTTATCGTGATGCTAACAAATACAAAGGTGGTGGTGTTACTTCTGTCTGGTCACGTTGGGGCTATGTATTAGCACCTGCTGGTTATGATTGGAATGGTGACGTAACTAAATTCCCAAGTGATTCTGATTACTCTCAATTCCGTGCTGCTGGCGCAACTGTTGCTGCTACTGGTGTTACTTCAGGTAACCGTGCAAGTGTACAAGGTGCTTGGAAACGTAAAGCACAATCAGCTTTATCATTAGGTATCTTGCCTGTATTCCATTCTTAAGGAGTAGGTTATGGCACTCGTTAAAGGTGTTAATTCTTATGCTAATTTGACAGAGGCCGATACTTATTTTGAAAACAAGTTAGACGTGGCTGCTTGGCTTGATGCTGCTGATACTCAAAAAGAGCAAGCATTATGTACAGCCACAGCTATTCTCGATGAATTGGTATGGATCGGAGTCATTTATGACCCTTCTCAAAGTTTGGCATTCCCTCGAAAAGATGCAGAATACTTCGATCCTAAACAAGGTACTATGGTAGAGTTATCTGGTATTCCATTGAGAATAACAATCGCTACCTATGAGCTTGCATATCATCTTTTAAACAATGATGGCCTATTTGATGATACAGGTATGGTAAAGAATCTTAATTTAGGTGATATTAGTTTACAGACAGTAATGCCTGCTAACAAAATACCACGTATTGTAAAGAGCTATATCAAACCTTTATTAACTAATAGTGGTGCAAGAACATGGTGGAGGGCTAACTAATGGCCTACAAAGGACTTATTGGAAACCAGTTGACATTGGCATTTAACATGGCTAAGGATTTAGCTGTGTCAATGACGTTCATGAGTGCCACAAAAGAATTTGATTTTAGCACTGGTACTGTAGACACTACTGCCTCAAGTAGTGTTATTGTAAAAGCTATTCCCGTGAAAACCAGAAAGACAAAAGACTCTGAATCCTTACAAATCTTAATTAAGAACAAGGATGTTGGTGATTTGTCTCTCTTTTCTACTGTTGTGAATGACGGCGTGGAATGGACGATTAGTGCTACAATCATCTCAAATACATACACAAGTATATTAGAACTTACGAGGTCATTATAATGGGAAAATTCGTAGGTGTTGAGAGAGATATATTTAGTGTATTTGCTACTTCTGCATGGGTGGCAGAGAATATAAAGACATTCCCATCGAACTATATAACTGTGAATAGTGGCAAGGAATTTATCCGAGTCTCTGTGATACCTAGCGGTTACGGCATAAACCGTACCTCTACTAAAGGTATCCTCATGATTGATATTTTTATACCTGCCGGAGGAGGCACAAGACGTGCTTTCGAGATTGCAGACGCATTAGATTCCTATTTAGTGAATAAGGCGATAACCCATTTAACTGATACTGCTCAAACTCAATTTGGGTTCAGTTCAATTAGTCCTAACGGGATCGACAAGGACAATCCCTCACTATATAGAGTCACTTACTCTATCACGTTTAACTACTTTTGTTAAGGAATAAAAATGGCTATTAACCATATTAGTTCGATTAGTAGCGCAATGTTCACAAACTTGTGCATGACAATCGCGCCTAAAGATACGACAGCATTGCCTTCCGTAGATGGTAATCCTACTGCCTTTGCTGTTGCATCTGATTTTGTTGAAATTCGTAATATTAAGGAGTTTCCAGCTATTGGTACTCCAGCTAACATTGTAAAAGTTCCTGAATACGGTTCAGAAACTTCTTTCCAAATCCAAGGCCAAGCTGATGCACCGCAAATGGAGATTACATTAAACTATGTACCTTCAGAATGGGCTGGTAACGTTGTTACCGGAACTGGAGGCGCAGTTAAAGTTTCTAATAAGAAAATTTATTTGTTTAGATTTGCTTTATTATCTAAAGCTCCTGCCTTAACTGCAGGCGCTGTTGACCTTAAGGATGGTTTTGGCGGTACACCGAACTCTTGCTATTATTTCTTGGGTAAATTAGAAGCCTTAGAAGTAACCCCTAGCTTGACCGATGCAATGACAGCGAAATTAACAATCTCTGTTCAATCTTCAATTGTTGGCGCATACTCAGCTTAAGGAGCAGACATGGCACATATTAAATCTTTGGGTGCTGCACGTTTCGCAGATCTCTCAGTATCTTTATTAGCAACAGGCACGGCAACAGAATATGGTGGTGCAGACGAAGTCACTTTTGCTGAAATGGAAAAAACTATTGCAACTATTAGTAGTATTCCAGGTGGCACCGGATTAGGCGCAGCAAATACGGCTCTAATAAATACGCTACCCGCTGGCAATGCAACTGGCTTGTTTGTTAAGGAAGTTTCTATTTCTGGAGAAGCAGCACTAACTTATGCTAATACTAAAAACTATATTAGAATTCGTCACGTTAAAGAATTTCCTGCTATTGGCACACCTGCCAATATTGTAAAAGTTCCTAACTACGGTAAAAAGAACTCATTGCAAATTCAAGGGCAAGCCGATTCTCCTACTATGGAATTGACGCTTAATTATGTACCTGCGCTATGGGCAAATAACACACTAAATGGTGGCACAGATGTAACTCCAATTGCATCGTTTGCAAAGGTTGGTGATGGTCGTGTATATCTTTTCAGATTTACACTGCTAGACACTAAACCAGATGGCTATAATGCAACTGTAGGTACTGCTGGTACTGCTACTGATGATTCTATTGCTGATGACGGCTCTACTCCATTAGCTGCTGTAGAAAATACAAGTTATTACTTCTTAGGCAAAATGGAAGCGTTAGAAGTAACACCAAGTTTAACTGATGCAATTACAGCTAAATTAACAATTGCTGTACAATCAGATGTTTATGGTGCCTTCACTGTAGATTAATCTACCTTATTTCCTATATGGAATGCTTAACGGCTGGAGCAATTAAAACAACAAGGCCGTCTTTATATTTAAGGATGATTATGGACTTTGATAAACCATTTAGCTTGGAATATGTAATTGGTATTACAGTCAAGCATATGTTGAAAAGCATAGATATAAGTATTAATAAAACATTCGAAAGAACGAAAGATGATTCTTTGTCAGCTGCAAAGAAAACAGAGGCTTTCGAAACTCTCTCAATTTTACATCAAATGCGAGCACAATTAGATGAGCGCAAAATTAATAAAGGTAAGTAACATGTCAGAAGCAAAAGGTATTAAAGCACTTGTTGGTCAACGTATGACCAAAACAGTTAAGTTCTTAGGCGGAGATGTTAAAATCTCTAAGTTAACTGTTGCTGAAGTTTTAGCAATTCAAGCAAAAGCTAAAGACGCAGAAAAAGATGAAAACGCAGGCTTAGAGTTATTGAAGACTGTTATTTGTTCTGCTGTTGAAGGTGGCACTGATTTAGATGATAATGATTTTGATAATTTTCCAATGGATGAGTTATCACGACTATCTAATGAAATTATGAAGTATTCTGGACTAGGTCAAGAAGTGGGAAAGTCAGCTTAAGTTCAGATGAACTAGCTATTTTTGAATTGGCTTTTCATTTGAAGATGCCAGTCTATCAGGTGTATGAACAGATGACATATGAAGAACTACTAGGTTGGTTTGACTATCTGGAACAGAGACCTGTAGAATGGCGTGCAGATGATAGAGCAGCTAAGCTTATACAAGTACAGGGTGTCAAGGAAAAACCTTGGCAACTGTTTACTTCATTAGATGCTATTTACAATCCAAAATCTAAAGGCAATAAAGAGGAAGGCGAGTTTGATTCAAGTAACTTCAAACGCTCAGGATTCTTCCAGCAACTAATGAAAGCGTCTGGGGGAGAGGTACTAAAATGAGTATCAAAGTTACTTTAAATCTAAATGAAATTCTACAGGCAAAAGCACAAGTTGTTATAAATGATACTGTAGATACTTTAGTAGAAGCATTAAAAGCTGCCACTCCTGTAGACACTGGTCACGCTAGAGATGGTTGGCAAAATGTGAATGGAAAAATAATTAATGATGTTGAGTATATCAGTGAATTGAATTCAGGCAGTAGTAAACAAGCTCCTGCGTACTTCATTGAACGAACATTATTAGAACACAGTCAAGTAGACTCTAATGGTGTTATTGTTACACCTACAAACTAATAACACCCCTTTATTATTACCTTATGGTATTAGTGGAGGGGTTTTTAATGGAGAAACAGGATGTCAGGTATAGTCATCGAAGTCGAAGCGAAGGTATCCCAAGCAGAGACTTCATTAGAACGATTAAACGATGTAGTACGAAATATCACAGCAAGTCTTAAGGCTGTTGATAAGGGTTTAGAAAATCTATCACTCAAAAAGGAAGTTCCACTAGACAAGACAGAGAAAGCTTTAAATAATTTATCACCTAAAATTGATAAGTTGCAAAGCAGCACTGATAAGTTATTTAAAGGTTCTTCTAGTGTAGATAACCGATATTCAAAAGAATTTGTTAATATTGGTGTATCCGCAGAGATGGCAGGTAAGCGAGTAGAGAAGGCTTTTAATGAGATTACGTTAAAACCTAACGATGCTGCATTAAAGAGCTTTTCATCTGAGATTGATAGAACATCTAAAAAGATTTCTAAACAAATGTCAGAGGGTATTTCTAAGAAAGACCTCAGAGATACTGAAAGTAGTCTCTTAAATATAAATAAAAGTATTACAGGTATCTCAGGCAATATTACAAGTGCTGTCGGTTCTATTGGCACTGCAATTGCCGCTTTTGGCTCTATTGCTACTATTGGAATGTTTGTAAAGTCATTATCAGATATTACATCATCTTTTACTGAAATAGAATCTAAGATTGCAATGGTAACAGGGCGTACTGTTGCATTTTCAGAAGCACAACAAGCACTATTAAAGGTTGCTGCAGAAACACGCACCACTTATGCATCTACTGCAGATGCTTTCTCCGGTGTTGGGCGTGCTATGAAAGACGTTGGGGCAACTAGTGAGCAACTGTTCAGAGTCACTAAGGTGTTACAGCAATCGCAGGCGTTGTCTGGTGGCTCGTCAGAAGGCTTTAAAGCGGCAATGATGCAGTTGAATCAAGGTCTTTCATCTGGGGCACTACGCGGCGAAGAGCTTAATTCTGTGCTAGAACAAGCACCTGCTATTGCAGACGCACTTGCGCGGTCTTTACACGTTTCTGTAGGTGCATTAAAAGGAATTGCTGAACAAGGTAAATTAACAACTTCAGTAGTTTTCAGTTCATTACTAAAACAAGCCGATTATATTAATGAGAAATTCAAAGCTATTAATCCAACGCTAGGTAATGCAATGGAAGCTGGCTTTGAAGGCGCTAAACGGTTTGCCTTTGAATTAGATAAGGGATTAGGCGTCTCTCAAGACCTTGCAAAAGCTGTTTCTAAACTAACATCTGGCTTAGGCACAAAAACCAGTGGCATTAGAGTATTTGCAGCTGATTTTGATGTACAATTAAAAGAAGCAATTATACGTGTCAAATCGTATATGCAACCTTTGACACAAGTTGTTACAGCCCTTGGCCAAGAATTTTATAGAGTATTTTCTTCTTGGAAGATTCCAGAGGGTTCCCAAAAACCTCTAGATGATTTGATACGTAAGTTTACAGTATTTAAATTTGTGCTTAAACACACAGATCCTGCAACTGATACTAAGATTTTATTTAGAAAAGTAGAAACTGCAATTGTAGATAGTGTAAAAAGTATTGGGGATCTGTTAGATAAGGGAATAAAACTTAGTGATAAGTTTATTATGCCTGTTATTGATAAGATTAAAGATTTGTACCCTAAAGCTAGAAAAGCGTTATTAACAACTCTAGATGGCCTCAAGAGTGTCATAAAAGACTCAATGTCAGTGCTTGCTGACGGTTTTGAAATTGGTGCTGAGTTTGTTAAGCCTATTATTAGAGAGTTGACCAAGTTACCAGATCAACTAGTACTAATCTTTAATAAAGTAGCCAAAGCTTTAGGTAGTGCTGCTTCTGCTACTAGTTCGCTTGCTGATGGCGTTGCAAATTTGGTAGATTCAGTTACCCTTAAGGTAGGTGATTTAGACAGTATTTACGAGTACTTGAATAGCTTTAAAGATAAAGTAATTAATATCTTCTTTAAAATATGGGATGCGGTTATCGGCCACTCGTGGTGGACTGATACAATTGATAGTATTATAGATACTTCCAAATCTCTTTGGGAAAAGGCTTCTCCTGGCCTTATACGTTTTAGAGATAGTGTAATTGCGTTATTTAAAACTATTGCCAGTACCGTTACTACAGCATTTAATGATGCTATGGTTAAGCTTAATATAGAGCCTAAATCAGTCTCATTTAAAATACCAATAAATATAGATGATGCTAAGGTACAGTTTGAAGGTGTGTATGATAGCTTTGTTAAAACGTTTGATAAATTTAAAGATGATTTCCCTTTACTATTCAAGGCAATAGCGGCAGGTGTTGGTGCGATTCTTGTAGGAATGTTCTTACCTTCTGGCAATTTTGCATTATTACTTGAAGCAGCCTTAATTTCAGCTTCGATTCAAAGCGCTACAATGTTTGCAGAAACAATTGGCAGAGACTTAGGTGACGCAAGTCTTTTAGCTGGCCTAGGCAATAATTTAGGCGCAGCAGCTGGAAAGCTTTTTGCATCATTCCTTGCTAATATGCCATTGCTTGTCAGCTCGTTTCTTGGCTTTATTAGCGAATTTACAAAAGAATTCTTAAAACAATTACCTATCATTGGATGGGCGTTTAAAGCTCTTTTCGGAATAGCCGGTGCTTTTGGCATGGCTGGCCCTTTAGGTCTTGTAGGCGCTATATTCTTTGGCAGAGGTATACTAGGCATCCTGGCAACATTTGGCTTTTATACTGATGCGATAACGGCTTTTATGGCAAGAATGACAATTCTTGGTAACTTCTTTGGAGGCGGTGGTGGTTTAGTCTCTAGGCTATTATTTGGAGCAGGTAGAGCTTGGCATTTCCTTCCTATAATAGGGTTGATAGCATCTCTATCAGGTGCTTTTGATGCATTGTATAATGATTCTAGTCTTACTGCTTTAATTATTAACGGCGGTTTAATCTATTTTGCAATATTTGGTAAAGGCGGTTTAGCTGGCTTTGCTAAAATAGGTATGCTAGTTCGTGCTAATATTGTAGGCATACTATCAGAGTTTACTGCAACAGCAGGATTGGCTTCTAGTATTGCAGCTGGCGGTGCTTTTGGTCCAATGCTAATGGCTGGTATTCGTAATTTCAGAAACTTCTTTAGAGGTGTTGCTGCGATGACCGAAATGTTCTTTGCAGCATCATTATCGAGTTGGGCACAATATTTTAGTAGATGGATAGCTGTTACAGGCTTTTCTGGCAATATCCTTAGATTCTTTAGAAACTTTTACTTAAGCATCTTTGGTCCAATTACTGCAGCCTCATATTCTTTTGCACCGTTAGCACAATCTTTTGTAGCTGCAATTAGTGCTATGAAAGCAGCTGCTGTAAGCTTTATAATGACTGCAAGAGCTGCAGGTATTGCTATGGGCGGCTGGATCGCTGCATTGACAAGGATGTTATTAGGTGGACCAGGAATTTTAATACTTGTTGGACTAATTGCTTCTTTATTTAGCAAATCAGCTGATGCTGCTGAATCCTTTAGAGAAGAAAGTAACAAAGGTTTCTTTGAAAACTTAACTGATAATATTGCTAATATTGATATTATAGGCTATTTTAGAGGATTGAAGGATAAGCTTGATGCAATTGACTTTGGAGGAATGCTTGGCGTAAACTTTAAAGTTTCTATATATGCTGCTCTAACAGCAGTCACTGCAGCTTTAATGTTGTTTAGTACAAATGTACGTAAAACACTTATGTTATTAGCTGGAGACTTATTAGTATTTTCAGGTAAAGCTTTATTTAGTATTGCAGCATTGTTTAGTCCTGTAGAAGTTTTAGCAGCAGGCGCACTATTGCTCAAAGCAGGCTGGTGGGCTGGTATAAACCTCAATAGAGGTTTAACAATGGGCTTTGCACTTAAAGATACTATTATCTCAATTATTATGAGACTTCAAGCAACAGCAGCTTTAGCGGGCGCAATGAGAACCTTGGGCATAACAATGGCTGTTGGATTGTTAGGAGCGTTTTCTGCAGAGGCTATTGGATTTGCAGATTTCTCAGCAATGTCTGTGTTAGGCTTTACTGCAATTGCTGCATTTATTTACCCTATTTTAGACGGATTGACGGTAATTCCTGCTGCTATTACTGCAGCATTTACTGGCGGTACGATTATGCAAGCTATTGGTGTATTATCCGCTAGAATCTTATTAATGTTTGCACCATTAGGATTAGCTGCTGCAGGTGCCTTTGCAGGCGCATGGGCAGGTGGTCAATTTGGCGATGACATGGCTATGATAGGTGGACTTGCGGGTGCTTTATTAGCCTTTAAGTTTACTGAATCAATTATGACAGGTATCACTGAGTTCTTGGCTGTTGGTACAAGACTTATGACACTAGGTTGGGTAGGTTTAGCCTTAACTGCCGCTGGTATAATTTATGTATGGCTATTTGGCAGTGATAGTAGCTCATTATCACAAGACTTAGATGAAGTAATTGAAAAGACTCGTACTTTATTTGGTATGAAACCTAATCCTGTTGACTTTAGAACTGGATTACGTCTAGACGATTTACAAGCAGCTGCAACAATGGGTATCAAGATTGATTATAAAATTGATCCTATTAGTGCTGCATTAGCTTCTGACTCTTCCAAAGAAGCTGTAACAAAAGCCACAGAAGATTTGGCACAAGCTATTAGAGATGCAAAAGCAGATTGGGATATATCAGGGTTAACTCAGGATCAAAGAGATCTATTACAGAAGAAAGTAAAAGCTACTGCAGCTCGTGTTGACGCCGCTTCTGCTTCTACTCCTTTTGTATTTAAAGACTTTGGAAAGAATTTAACCCAAGCTCAAAGGTATCGTCCAGATACTCTATGGGGGCAGTTACAGAAGCAAGGCGCACAAGCAGCTTTAGATGCTGAATTTGAAGTCAAACTAAAGCAATTGTCTATAGCTAGTAGAATGCCATGGAACCAAACATCAGCCGCTAGACTAGACCTTAAAAGTCAAAGAGATGCAGTTTCTCTTTCTAGAGATACTACTTATAATGCAAATTATTCTCCATTAGATGCTGAAACAGCTAAATTAGCACAACTTACAAAAGGCTTTGATAATCTTGGTCCTGTTGGCCCTAAGATGATGGCACATCTCAAAGATACTGGTAGAGAGATTATAGCCTTAACTAAGCAAATAAATGAAAATAAGTATTGGTTCTGGGAACATCCTAACGGTAAAATATGGGAAAATGCTGCTCCAGACCCTAAGCTAATTGCACAAATGAAAATGCTTCGTGCAGAGTATAAATCAACTGCAGAAGATATTGTGCGTTATAGTACTATCATGAAAGCTGCTCAATCTTTTGCAGGCAGAATAAGTTCTATTGCTAGCAAGTTTGACATGAAAGGTGTTGAAAGTAAATTAGACACTAATAAAATATTTGCTAATAGTGACACTGCTGTTAATCGAATGGAAAAGCTTGGTGAAGCTGCTGAAAGACTTTCTAAAAGTCTTGAAGGTGTATTTGATATAAAAGCTAAGAATGATATTATTCTTAATATTGAAGAAGTTGTTAAGCAAAAAGAAAGACTTAAAGAAGATTCTGTACAGTCTTATAAGTATGCATCTCCTGTAATACCTAAGATGGCAGAAGAGCTAGGACTAGGTGCAGGCAAGGCAGCTGCAGGATTACCTGAAAATATATCAGGCCCTGTATTAGCACGTATGACTGAATTAAAAAGACAGCGTGAAGACTTTTTAAATAAGCCAGTTAGACCTGTAAATCCTGATTCAATACCTCAAGATTTTGTAAAAGAAACTGCACAAAATAAGCATGAGACAATGGTATACCAAGGTGATATGCGCCTCTGGCAGACCCGTAAAAAGAACCAAGAAACTGTTATTAAAACACTTGAAGAAGAATTTGCAAATAATAAGCTAGGTTCTACTCAAGCTGCATTAATTCAAGCTAAGAGAGAAGCCACTAAGATCCAGATGGAAGAGCCTGTTAAGCCAGCATTAGCAATGCTAGATGCTAAAGCACAACAAGCTAAAATGGAAAAACTTCGTATTGAATACAAACAGAAATTAGCAGTTTATAACGCTGATAATTTTGAGTATTTTGATAAGTACATGAAGAATCTCACTGAGTCTTTTGATCTTGGTGACCAGTTACGTAAAGAGCTTTGGGGTAATGTTAAAACAAAACCAGGACAAATGGCGGATGTTGCTAATAAGCTTAATATCGATATTGGCGATTTGTATAATACATTTGGTGCCGATGTAGCTGCAGGTTTACTACAACAAGCTGATGATATTGCTGCTGATATTGACCGTGCTATGGCTACTCAACAGTACGATAAATTGCCAGCTTTAAAACAACGTAAAGCTGCACTGACAGCTAGCATGACAATCCCTGAGTTTAAATCTCGCGGCGCCATGGCAGAGTCAATGGGCCTTGATCAAAGTTTAATTCCTGGTATTAGTACAGAGGTCTTAGATTCGTTAGAAGCTGGTTACAAAAAGATCAAAGAGATTGATACGTATCTTGAGGTGAACAAGAATACCATTAGTGATGCCACTTATCAAGCTAAGCTGCAAGAGAAATTAAATGAACAAATTTCAGGAAAGAGAGCCGCATTAGGTGCTAGTTTTGGAAGACCTTCTTTTGAACTTCAAGCGCGTATCGGAACTAATCTTACAGGGGCTCAGTTATCATTAATCTCACAAGCAGATGTAGATAATTTAAAAGCGGCTGAATTAAACTTAGCCAAAATTAAATTAGACTTAGACGGTTCAAATGCTAACGCAGATACATTAACAGAGTATTTCAAAGCACTGGCAGATCAAGCTGAAGCTCGTTATCAAGCATCTCGTAATGCTGCATCCAAAACAGGTGCAGGAATGATGCAATCACTGGCTGATGTTAATTTTAGTGGTGCTAGTAAATTAAATCTATTACCGCCTGCAATTGTACAAAATGTAATTAAGCTTAGCAACTACATTAAAGATCTTAAGCATGATTTAGAACAGCCAACTTCTCCTGAAGCCTTTATTGCAATTAATAAAGAAATTGCTAAAACAGAGGAAGCATTAAGTTCAGTTAGAGATCAGTATGCTAGTTTCCAAGATAAGATTGGTTCTGTCAATGAGGCATTTGGTGTTAGCTTTAGTAATATTGATTTTGTGTCTCTAGGTGCTTCTTTAACCCGTACTCTAGTAACTGTTGCTCAAAGCCTTAAAACAGAACTTGCAAAAGAAATGGAGCAAGGATTCTTAAGTGTTAGAGCTGAGAGTATTATTAAGGTATTGGATAGTCTTCAAAATACAGGCACATACTTGAAATTCTTTGCTGATTTTAGAAAGAATGCTAGAGAAAGTTTAACAGATGGCATGAAGTCTGCTTTTGACAAAATCAAATCCATAGCACCTAATTTTGGATTTACTCAGTCTCAATTTCAAATGATGGATAAAGGTACTCGTAATCAGTACTCTAAGCAAGCATCTGATTTGACAGCATTAACAGCTATTCAAGGTTTAAATGGATTAACTGAAAATCAAACTAATATCATGAATAAGGGTTTGCCAGTTGATCAAATGATGGAAGAGTTAATAAAATCTTTTGATACTAATCAGTTAAAACAGTATGAAAAATTAACTTCATCTCCTGTAGATCTTCAACTAAAAGCTGCTGATACGCAGTTAGAAGCTGCTAAGATGAATCTAGAAGCTGCTAAGGGTAAGGTGACTGAAGTATCAACACCTTTCAAAGAAGCGTCTAAGCAAGCTGTTGAATTAGCTAAAGGTCCACGAAGCGGTGTAACTTCATTAGCTGAAATGGCTAAGGATATTCCTTGGTCAGCTAATACGCCTAAGCCTAAATTCAGACCTGATGTAGAGCGGTGGGATTCGTTAATACAAGATGCAGTAAAAGAATTTCCAAACGTAACAGTAGACATGGTTAAGGCTGCTATTGAGCATGAATCTCGTGGCTTAAATATTAAGTCAGGTATTACTCCAAAACCAGGCTATAAAGAAACTTCATTTGGCTTAGGTCAATTTAATGATATTACTGCTAAGACACTTGGAATTGATAAGACAGATCCTGCGTCTACAATAAAAGGCATTGCACAATATTTATCTTTAAATATGAAAACGTTTGGTACTGTTCGTGATGCATTTAGAGCATTTGCAGTTGGCCCAACAGGTGCTAAGCGGGGAGGAGGTCAAGATAAAGCTGATGAGTTTATGACTACATTAGCAACTGGACGTGCCCCTAAATCTGCACCAATTACAGCACCTTCTCAAAGTGCAGTAAGAGAGAGCATAGCCAAGCCTATTGCAGATGCCGTATCAAAACCTGTAGAGCAACTACAAGCACCGCAAGGTGAACTTAGCAAGCAGTACATTGCAGATTCATTATTAAAGTTGAAACAACTTAATATGCAAAAGCCATTAGATGCATATAATCTAGACTTAGCTATTAATAAGTTAAATCCTACTTTAAATACACCTGCAGAAATGTTAACACAACATGGTGCTAAATTAGGTAAAGATGTAGTGTCTCAAATGGATGCTACTCAGATAATGTCTGCAACTGAATTAAACACTAAAATATTAGAACTTCAACAGCAATTTGAAGCAGCACCAACGCCAGACCTACAACAAAGTATCACTGACTACTTTGAGATGTTAAAAGCATTCACAGAAGGTGTTGCGGCTAAAACGCCTCTTAAGGTTAATCCTGTCATTAGTGCTGAACAATTTAATAAAGGCACTGGCGGTAACAGACAAGCGTATGTAGGTAGGTTTGGCAAGATAGGCGAAGATGTTACAGCATACTTTAATGAGATGCAATTGAATCAAGCTAAGCTAATGACCGATGACTTGTTAAATGCTGAAAAAGAACTTAACATGGCCAAATCGCGTAATGAAGCGACAGCGGATTTACAACGTAAGGTTGAGAAATTAACAAGTGCGCTTAAAGACATGGGTGAAGCTATTGTTGAAGATGCCAAGGCGGCTGAAGAAGCAGGCCAAGCAAATGCTAGTGGTATTGGCGGTGGCTTTAGAGATGCATTTAAAGGTGTATTGTCTGGAGACAGTTCACAAGGTGGTGGAGTATTTGGAACATTCAAAAAGAAAATGTTCAGTTCTGTTGCTGATAACGCAATGAACTCTATTACTAGTGGTGTTTCACAAGGCTTAGGCTTTGGCAAAGGTGGAGCAGCAACTAAGTTTTTAGCAGCAGGCGGTACTGGCTTATTCAATCTAGCTAAAGGCGGTATATCTAAGCTTGGCGGACTATTTGGTATGGGTGGCCCAAGAGATGGTACACAACCCGGAGAAAGTAAGGGTGTACCAGCTTCTGATGCAGGTGCCGTTACTACGCCAGAAGCTACTGATATGTCTGCTAGTGTAACTGATAGTGTAAAAACTGGCTTTGAAACTATCAAATGGGATGAGATATTTAAACCATTACAAACATTCTTAGGCTCTATTGGTAATGCACTACAAGCTCTTTCAAGCGGTGGTGACATCAACTGGGCAGGATTAGGCTCATCTTTCTTAGGGATGTTTAAAAGTGGTGCAGGATCTTCAGGTGGCTCTACAGGTGCTTCACCTACCAGTGGGACAAGTGTAGGTGGAACCGCTTGGCAAGTGGCAGCTACAGGTGGTTTTATCACTGGACCAGGCACAGGCACTTCCGACTCTATTCCCACAATGCTATCTAATGGTGAATTTGTAATTAATGCTAAAGCAGCTTCTAAGCATATGGATCTTATTTCTGCAATTAACGATGGTAAGCAGTTCCATAAGTTTGCTGTAGGGGGTTCTGTAGGTGACGCATCAGCAGCTATTATGTCAGTGCCTTCAGCACCATTAGGGAAACAACTATCTACCTCTTCAAAAGCAGGTAAAAGCACCATAGTAAATTTAAGCATTACTGGAGATATTTCCAGACAAACACGCAATGAAGTGTATCGAATGATTCCTTCTATTGCATCAGGTGTTAACACTCATAATAAAGAGCAAAACTATAAAGGATAATTATGAACTACGGTATCATGAATGATGACGGAAATGTAATTGCTAACTTCAACACGCCAATGACGTTTGTTAGTAATCAGCCGGTCTTCACAAGTGATACCCTTTCCTTGCAGCGAAGAACAACTAAACGGGGCGCTCAGCGTTGGGAATTAACTTCCAACCTGAGACCTCTTAATGCTACGGCAGAAGAACTCTTTGTGAATATGGTAACGAAAGGGCATCATACAAAATTTAAAATAAAGGTACCTCAGAATATTGGGGTAATAGAAAAAGATAGAGCGACACATACAATTAATAATGTTAAGGAAACTCTTATTTTATCTCGCGCAAATGTAGACGGCCATGGTGAGGTAACTATTTCTGCAGCTAATTCAGTATCATTAACTAAAGGAACTCTTGTAACATTAAGTGATGATCTTAAAGTTTATATGGTAATGGAGAATACAGTTAAAAATTCTATAAACCCAATTACAGTTAAATTATATCCAGAATTGCGTAAAACTACTGAAACTGGGGTTAAATTAAGATACGTAGGTGTAGAAATGCAATGTTATTACGATACCGATACTGTACAAGGTATGGTTTATCAAGATGGTATTCTCATGGATAATGGTACAGTCAAATTAATAGAGGCATTGCAATGATCGTCCTTTCAGAACACAGTAGACAAATGTTAGATACACCTGGAGCTTATTCTATTATTCTAGTGTCCTTACTAGGCACTACAGGTAATTTGATATATGCTTCTACTTCCCATTTCAGTAACATGACGCTACCTAAGGCTTCTATATTTCCTATTACAACAGTAACTGATGGAGCTGGATTGCCGCTAAATCAAATTGAATTCTTAGCTGATGGATCTTTGATTGGTATTCAAGCACCTAAGCTTTCTACCTCTGTTGATAGAGAGCTATATACCATCACATTAACAGATAGTGTTATACTTTCTATTGCTGCGCATGATTGGGGATTGGTAGGTAACCATTTAAAAGTATCTGCTATATTCACAGCCAATGGTGATATTAATGTTTCACCTGAAAACATATTAACAATATACTCTGGAAGAGTTAACGGAGTGACAAATATCAGACGTACTGATGAGATTGGTGAATCTATGATTAAATTAACAGCAGGCTCTCCTATGTACGGATTAGACCAAAAGAATGGTATTTACTTTTCTGATCCTAAAATTAAAGAGCGAAATAGCCAAGATACATGTGCAGAAAATGTATATGTGTCTGCAAGAAGTACTGAACTTCACTGGGGGAAATAATGACACTTGAATTTTTATTTCAATTAGGTATAATGATTTATACAATTGTCAATAAACCTAAGCCTCCAGCACCTCCTCCAGAAGCGATGAGACAGACACCGGGTGTTGATATTACTTCAACCGGTACTACAAGTCCTGTGCCAATTACGTATGGTCGTAACAAGGTTGTAGGTATCAGGTCAGATGCCCATATTTCAACACACTATAGAAATTATCCATTACCTCCTAGCTTTGCTAAAAGAATGGACCCTGTGGGCGCTGCCGCAAATGCGCTATTAACAACTAGTGGCGTATCTCCTAAGAATTCTGTACTTACAACACAAGTCGTAATCGGTCATGCACCTATCAACCAAGTAATTGATATTTTGATTGATGATCAGCCTTCCGACAACCCTAACGTTGCCTACAGAAATGACAACTCTGCACACAAACTAGCAACCAAAATTTCTGGCGGATTGCCTGAAGCCTCTTGGCAGATTGATGTATGTACTGAGGGAACTGCGGTGCATCCGAATGCTAAGAAGCCTACTGACTTCTTTACAGGCCTTGCTTATGCTCATTGTACTTTTAAATTAGATGAGTATTTTCCTCAATGGTCTAATATACCTGAAGTTACTTTTCTAATTGAGGGTTTAAAGGTTCAAAAATGGTATTTAAATGCTAATGGCATTCCACAAAAAGATGGTGCTAAGACTTATTCAAATAATCCTGCATGGTGTTTATTAGATTACCTTACTAACACGACCTATGGAAAAGGTGTTGATGAGAACTTTGAACTTAATATTAAAAGTTTCATAGAAGCTGCAGCAATATGTGATACACCTCTAAAGAAAGCTGATGGAACGAATGCTGAGTTTATAATTGGTGGTAAGATTAATGGAAGTGCAGGTGTTCCAGTTCAGCGTAAGACTTTTGAGTGTAATATAACATTAGATACTTCAAAACCTTTGCGTGAGAATATTGAAACTATTCTGACAACAATGTCAGGGGCAATGCTAGTTTGGTCTGGTGGCGTATACAGCCTGAATCTAGTTAGAGCAACTAGTAGTACAATGCTACAAAACTTGATTGCAAAGAATGGTAGTACAGTTGCTGCATTGACTGATGACGACTTAATTATGTCGCAGGATATTGAAATAATATGGCCAGATGCTTCTACCAAATTAAATAAAGTAACTGTTCATTTCAAAAATGAAGCTAGAAATTTTAAAGAAGATGTTGTGTCGTGGCCAGTGCTGTATGAAGATGCTCAGATACCAATTTCTGCAACATCTGAAATTACTATTAATCCTGTAGCCTCTTTTTATAAATGGGAATCGCAGTGGCAAGACGGCAAGAAGACAGGTAAAGACTTTAGCAAATATGCTTTTCCAGAGATGTTTACACAATTTGGTGTAGCAGGTCTCAACAAAACAGCGGGAACACATACAGATAGCTACAGATTTCATGTGCTAAACAGAAGTGGGAGTTATTGTATTGAAGCTGTGTGTACAGCCAGTATTAATAATGTCAAGGTTTATAGAGAATATCCGAAAGAACCTGGTAGAGTAGATACATTATTATTTGTTTGTAATAAGGCACGTGCGCCATGGTTTTGGAATAGAGTCTCAGATATGTTTAATCCTGCGCACCCAGGCTCTTATAATATCAAGCCAGGCTCAAGTATTGTAAATATTGGGTATGCTAATAGTACGTTATTATGCGGTGCAACGCGATTAGTAGATAGTGGAGGTGCTCAACAAAATTTAACGCTATCTCAGGATCAGGAATACTTTCTTAGAGTAGAAGTGACTTACACAAGAGATACGGGTTACTACTGGAAAAATCGTAACAGCGCTATCAATACATTTAATTACCGTAGATTTGCAAATTATAACCCATCTTCCGGAGTTGTGTATGGCATTAGCTTTGTAGACTATAGTACAGGCGGTACAGTATTATGGCAAACAGGGCGTGAATATTATAAAAGTTTCGTAATAGCAGATGCTTACGCAAAGGATACACTCCTTGCTGCAAATACTTTACATGAAGAGCTTAAGGCTAAAGATGGTGGTGCGCTTTTCGAAGGTGACTTTACGCTACCAGGCGTTAGTACTATCTACCATGCATGGTTAAGAGCAGAAGAGTTAGTTAGAGAAAGTAGATACAGTTATCGAGTTAATTTTAAATACTTAGTGAAGAATATGTATTTAGAGCCAGGAGATGTATTTACATTAAAGTCCGCTACATTGGATTGGACAACAAGTCCTATTCCACTTAAGGTAGTTTCTAGTGCATTAGACGATAATAATATTTGTTCAATCTCTGCAACGTATTTAAGTACGGCTTTGTATACGCAAGGCGTTAATCTTCCTAACTTTAACTATAACGAACCTTCTCCAATTTACAACACAGTAGTTACTAATACTAATTATTTTTACTTCACAGCTGAACAGAATCAAACAACAGGTAGTCCAGGAACACTTTATGTTCAAGCTGAAAATAGATACTTAGCAGCTAGCTACGAGTATTCCGCATGTTACTCAGATACCTTGGATGAAGACGGTGAGCCTACCAACCTAAATGCAAATGGTGAATTAAACTTTACGGTATTAGCGCCACGTAGTAGTCTTACATTTTACGAAGTACCTCCAACAGCTTATAAGTATGGAGTGTTTAGAGTTAGAGTGTATTCAATAACAGATCAATGGAGTGCGCCAAGCTATAGTATACTAGAAGGTGCTCACACGCTGGGTCTTACAAAGTCTATTCTTTCATTAGCTTCTGATACTAGTGTTCTATTTACAGGAGAAAATGTAACTCAAAAGAAATCTATAGTATTAACTGCTGTAGTAGCTAATGATGCACCTGCAGGTCTAGTCTATGCTTGGTATATAAATGGCGTACAAAACACAGCTCTCACAGGAGCCAGTGTTACGTATACATTGCCAACAGTGCTTACAGGCGATACACTAAAGATTGCTGTTAATATTATGTTGCCAACCCTTGAAGCGGATATAGATGAGCCGAATGATCCTTATGATTATACAGACTATTTGACAATTCCAATCTTCAATGGCATTAACTCTCCGCCAAGAATTTTATTAAGTGATGATAATGTAATTTTAAATAAATCAGTCATTACAGATTCCTATAGCATCCCATTAGTATTAACATACTATGAAGCTGGTATTGCTAAGCCAATTACAGGTGCATACACAGTTGTTGGAACTGATTGTACTGCCACTATAACAACTACGGGTATTTCGATTACAGCTATAAGCACTACATCTTCAAACATATATGCTATAGTAACTTATGGTACATTAACTGCTAAGGTTAAAATTATAGTTGTAGCAGGCGCAGATGTAATTACTGCAAAGCTATCAAGTAATAGTGATAAGTATTATATTAACTATACAGCAGAAGGTGCCATTGCCTCGAGCGATGCTAACGGAATTGCTTTTACTACTACACTTAGTGTTACTGATCTCACTCCATATACATTTAAGTATTATGTAAATAGCGTTGAGAAAACAGGTGTTAACAATACATTCCAATATACCCCTGATGTGGCTTTTAAAAATATGCCACAAACACTAAAGGTAGAAGTTAAAGAGCTTAATAAACTAATTGCAGCAGATACAGTTACAATCTTAGGTGTACAAGAGAATAATCCAACTGTACAATTAGATATTGGGAATTCATTTCAAATCTTACCAAGTGCTACTGATGGTACTATTGTAATGACAGGTAGTGGCACTACTTTAAAAGTATTGTTAGGTAATAAAGAGCTTACGTATACAGCTACAACTCTTACAACCAGTGTAGGCGCAAATGGTACTTATAACTTATCAGCAGTGCCTAGTAATCTTACTAATACAACTCTTGCACCTATTGTAAGTAATACAGGTCAAGTTTCATTTGCAGATTACCTTGGTGTTTCGGATAAGACAAAGGTTGCTACAGTAACATTTTCAGTTGTAGTAAAAGATTTTAATGGAAATATTATAACAAATACTCCAGCTAAGATCCAAAAACTATATACGCAGTTATCTACAGAAATGTATGATGATTTGAAAAAGGCGATTGACAATGATAAGAATGATAATAGCTCTAATACTAGTTCAATTCCTAGTCCTGTATTTGCAGCCTCTCCAATAGTATATGTCGCTGACCAAAATGATGATGGCACAACAGAAGGGACTATTGTATGGTCTATTCAGGCTGGATTCGTAGATTACGATGGCTATGTGGTATGCTATACAGAAACCCGTGCTAATTCTCAAAATGCCTTAACAGCACAAGAGATCTTACAATCTAGCACAAAGAAAATACTACCAAAAGGTACTACGTCACTTCTTATTACAAACCTAGGTACAAATCGGTATGTATGTGCTTTTGTATTTGCCTATAGAAATATTGGTATAAACACATATAATGCAGCACTGATTACAGCTCCTAATAATGTGCTTAAGAATGGTACACAAGGTTGGTTAATTTCAAATGTAGCGGCTAGTCACAGTCCTACTAACTTATCTAGATATACAGATTCTATTATACTTAATGCTAAGATAGCATCTGCTGACGGTACATTGTTTGCTTTATCAGATATGTCTGCCAATATACAAGACTTTAATAGTAAGAATAATACTTCTGTAAAAAGTTTATTAGTGCCTACGTTTGCAACGCCAGGAATTGTCTATGACGATACTTCTTCTTCGTCTGGTAACGTAGATTTTGTAGTAAATTTTAGTATTCCTACAAATGACGCAGCAAAGCCTGTCGAAGATATAGATGGATTTGCAATGTTAGAGCTTGTTTCGGATTCTGCATTAAGCAGTAGTATCAAAGCGTTAGCGCCTGATGTAATGGCAACAGACCTAGGAACTATATTTATTGATGTCAACAGCCATACTAATGTTGATGTATCTGCCGTTAGAAACTATAGTGCTAGTTTTGATGAGCGCAAGGCAACCAAGTATCGTAATATTTACTTATTTGCGTATAGGGTTGTTGATAAGGCAACTTATGATAAGGCACCTGCTTATGGTGTTGGAGCTAACAAAGTTAACTTCAAGAAGTTTATAAAGAAAGGTTTAAGTACAACATATTTCTTTGCTACTGATATTGTTAAATTAAACACAACAGCTACACTTGAGAGATGGAAAGAATTCATAACATTAGCCGGTGACCAGTTTAAAGTGGGTACAAATACTATTACCACTTCAGATATTTATGATGTATCTATTAACTTTCAAACAGTTAATGATCGCAGTGTTAATGTACCTTTGGCTCCTTATAACCCGGGCGCAAATGTTCCTGTAATTACATATGATAGTACATTAAATAAAAATGGTAATATTGATTACATAGTACACTTTAAGGATCAGAACCCAAATCCAACGACTAACCAAGCAGCTAGCCTTGATAACTCTATTGATGGGTTTTGGCTAGTACAACGTGAGGTTGCAGAAGCATCACTGCCTATAGTAGCACCTACAGCGCAGCAAATCTATGATGATCCATATAAAATTATAATTGATGCTAAAAGCTTTGTTGTAGATTCTTACCAAGTTAAGAATTACTATGTCAGAGTAAGTGACGCAAAAGCTAGAACTCACCGTACAATGTTTATAGTTGGGTTCAGAGAAGTTTCTAGTGGAGTTGTTACTAAGAAAAATGTAACAGCTGCAAATGTTGTGTATAATACAAGTAAGAAACTTAATACGTATGTTGTGTCAAGCGTTTATAGAACACATGAGAATCTATCACTTAGCAATTATACAGATGCTATTACAATTGCTGCAAATAGTATTTTGTTAGACAATGGAAACACTGTTTCTACAACATCACTATATGAAAGTGTAGCTGATTTTAATGCTAAAAATGCAAACTCAATAGTGCCTATTACAGTTTTGCCTGCTACAATGTCTTTGTATTACGATACAAATAAAACGTATGCAAATGGTAATGTTGATGTTGTATTTACTTTTAACTATGATTATACAGGGATTCCTGAAGCTGCTTCTATTGATGGCTTTTGTTTGCTAATGGCTGAGAGTAAAACAAATGGTACTATTGCCGTACCTAAGTACGCGGATATGATGATAAATCCACTAGCCAAGTTTATTGAGCTGGATGGTAATGCATTGCCCACTGTTCTTACTTCGCACTCAGTGGTATTTCCTAGTGTTGCTGCAGATATGTATCGCACTGTATTTATTTTTCCATATAGAGAAGTAAGTACTAAACAGTTTTACGATTTGTATTTAGCACCAAGAAAGAAATTTACAACAGGTAAGAAAGCAAATCTCAGGTATTTCTTAACAACAGCTGAAGCAGCTCCGTTGAGAAGTCATGCAAATGCGGCTTTATATCAAGCAATGACAACGCCTGTGATGTATGGTTCTATAGCTTACAACAACCAAAATATTAGTTTTTCTAATGTTGTGGCTGATTTTGTATTATCAAACCAAGATAATATGAGTAAGATAGATCCGCTAACTGGTGTAACTTTTAGTGCAACTCCAATAACATTTGAGGGTAACAGTACAAATGTTGATGTTATTGTATCTTGGACGTATACAGGGAATGAGGCATTACTTGATGGGTTCTTAGTAGACTTTCAAACAGGGGGTAAAGCTAATATAGCAAAGCCTGCTGTAGATAAATTGGCCACCAACGGATTCTTTAGCGTAAAACCTAGTGAAAGAAGTTTTAGACTTAGTGCTCAAGACTTAAAGAATTTCTATAACTTTTGTGTTATCCCTTATCATATTATATCGCCAAGTGTTTATCAAACTAATTACAAGACTAGTGTGATTAAGAATCGTATTACTATGATTGCTAATACTCCTATTGTGTTTAATGATACTTATACATTGGCCATTACAAGTGGCCAAAAATATTCTAGACGCGATACTCAAGGTACATCAGCACCTGCTACTCCTGTTATTGGCGATTATTGGTTAAATACTAATACTGCTACTATCTCAGGCATTGAAGGCTTTGTGACTGCAGTCTTTAACGGTACTAACTGGGAAGCTATAACAGCTGACGAGGCAAAGACTAAGGGTATTACGCAAACAGTAATTAGTGCAGTAGAGCCTGTTCCAAACCATTCTGGCTTCTATTGGAAGAATACAGCTGGAGAAGATATCTCTGGTGTTAAAGCTGGAGATACTGTAACCTTTGATGACAACTTAGGCATATGGACATCAGCTACAGTAGCTGAAAAATTACAGATAGGGCCTGATAATGCTAAGCCTGCTAGTGTATTAGAGGGTAACTTGTATTTAACATCAGATATAATTGATGGTGGATATAAATTGTATCTTGCTAAAAATGGCGGATGGGTTCCGTTTAAAGTGTTTAATACAAATGCAGTCAGTACCAGTAACACTGCGCCAAGTACTGAATTATATTATTTGAAACTAGCTAAAGCCAAGACAGTGTCACCTCAAAATTTACCTGTATATTCTTACAGATACGCTACAACAGAGAAATGGCAAACAGCTAGTCCATACGATAAAAAATTAATTAAATCAACGACAATTCCAACTAGAGTATAATTATGACAACTGACTATATAATGGTCGGAGATTCGTGGGTAAATACAAGTGGTAGTCCAGTTACAGATACTAATCCTTTGTTGGCAAGCTCTCCGCAGATAATACCTGCGGGGGCTACTGCTACATGGGCAGGTGATGTTTGGATTATATCCGATAGACCTACAGCCTCAGGCACAACAGCGCCCTCTAATCCGATAGAAGGCCAGCAATGGATAGATACTTCAAGTGCACCTCCTATTGTTAAAATCTTTCACAAGTATTTAAGCCCACAATGGACTTCTTTATCAAGTCTTATAACGCAAGCTTCTGATATCGGTGTACAGGCAGGGGCAACACGTAACATGCCTAAAGGCCCTTACTCAGCTGGAGAAGATTATGTAGTGGGCGATATTGTATCAACAGCTAATGGCGATTCATGGGCATGTATTGTAGCCACTGAAAATAATGCACCGCCTGCAACCTCTGCAACTGCTTCAAATACATGGTGGACATTACTGTCTTCGAAAGGTGCTACAGGCGCTGGAAGTAATATAAGATATATTTTTAGCGCAGCTACAGGTGCAACGGCTCCTGCATTACCTGCCAATAATATTACAGCAGACACAACAGATTGGAAATTAAATGGAACGGCAACTGCTAGATGGATGAGTATTCAAGTAAATATATTGAATGCCACCACTAATGTTGTTACGACATATGGTAATTGGAGTGCAGCAGCTTTAATAAAAGGTGAAAAAGGAGATCTAGGAGTAGGCATTAAAGGAGATCCTGGTGATTCAGCAGTACGTGTATATCGCGGTACTTTAACAAGTACTCAACCTGGTAAACCAACTGTAAATTATAGTGCAATTACAAATTCGGGTACAGCTGTCGATACTTGGTACCAAATGCCTGTTACGGTAAACGGTACAACAATTAAAATACAATGGCAATGTGATGGTATTACTACTGCTGCAGGAGTAACTACATGGGGTGATGCATATTTAAGCTATTTAAAGGTAGATACATTAGCGGCATTTACAACTAATACAGGCGCATTAGTTGTCACTGATGTAGTTAAAGTCGGTAGTCTCACTCTTGATGCAAATAAAAATCCAGATAGTAATTCCAGTGGTATTTTAATAAATCCAAGTGTACCTAAAATAAGTACATATTCAGCGGGTGTTGAACGTATCAAAATGGGTAATTTAGGCTTTACCTACGGTATTAAAGGATTTAATTCAAGTAGTGTTGAAACGTTTACATTAGATGATAATGGCCTCGTAACTTATCCTAGAAATGCAGTACTTAATAAGTTTGGAACATCATATAATTTTCCATGTTTGTTAGAAGGGAAGTTAAGACAAACGCAGGCTATTGCAGGTACTATCACAACTGAGATAAATATAGGCGCATATTCTGCAGGAGCTTTTAGAGTATTTGCTCAAGTTGTAGGATATTATGAAAATGCCACTTACACAACTTCTTCAGCTAATTCGGCATTTATGGCAGGAGAAGTTTTATTTAAGAATAAAGGCGGTTTACCTGCATATATGTCAACTACATACATCAGCACTGATACTACAGATGGTACTAATTTCGCTGCAGGTAGTAGAATACAATTGTTACTAATTGATGGTAGTTTAACTCTTAAGTTACTATCAAGAGCAAATCAGGGCGCTGGTGCAAATACTTATTATAGGTATATAATATGGGGCATGGACGATGGCTTTTATCCTTGTTTTAATAATAGTTATGGTTAATTTATGATATATTTAGTTTATCCAAATGATAAAATACATGTTGAAGATTTGATAAAATATCTTCATATAATTTATGGCGATGCGCCTGTTATTACAACAGATATTGATTGGGGGCCTTGTAGTGGTCTTGAAGATCAAATAACTGGAATTGATATTAGTGTAGAATTAGATATACATCAAATATTTTTAGATACAGGAATTCCTGTATTTAAATTAAATGGAAATGTATTTGCAGAAAGTAAAATAAAAGAACCCGAATTATCTGATTTTATTCCAGCTATAGAGCATTTATTACAAGATAAGGCTAAAGAATATGATTATGATAATATAGTCGATGCTTGTTCTTATGCAAATAGTGCTGTACCTGCATGGAAAGCTGAAAGTATTGCTTTTAATGCATGGCGAGATACGTTGTGGGGAATTTCAGTAGAAGAATTAAAAATAGCTTTAGCTAATAACACAGCACCTTCTAATGAAGATTTTATTAATGGATTACCAACTTATGAGTCATTTTATGAATTATCTAATAGCTAGACTAAAAGAACCATCTACTTGGTTCGGTATTATATCCTCTACTTTAGCATCATTAAGCGCTTTTAAAATAGTAGAGTTATCACCAGAACAAATGGACGGTATATTAGCGTTATCTGTTGCCATTTTAGGCGGTGGACACGTAACTTCAAAGGATCCTGAATAATATGGCGAAAAAACCTAGACGTACTCAAGAAAACACTATTGAACCTACTGGTGAAAAAGCCTTAGAGCTTTTAACAGATGCACAAAAACGATATTTAAATTCCATCAAATCAAATATAATAACATTTGGTGTTGGAGTTGCCGGTACTGGAAAGTCATATGTAGCATTATCGTATGCTGCACAATTACTACAAAGTAAACGAATATCAAAAATAATTGTGACAAGACCTGCAGTAGAAGCTGGTGAATCGTTTGGATTCTTACCTGGAGAGCTAGAAGAAAAGTATGCTCCCTACATTGATCCAATAAAAGATATATTGAATAAAAGACTAGGTCATTCGTTTACAGACTACCTGTTTAAACGTAAAATAATTGAAGCAAGACCATTAGCATTTATTAGAGGTAGTACATTTGAGAATTCATTCATACTATTAGATGAAGCTCAGAATTGTACGCCTGCTCAAATGAAGATGTTCTTAACACGTATTGGTGAAAATACCAAGGTTGTTATTGATGGTGATATACAACAGAAAGATATTAAAGGTAACTCAGGATTAGCTGATGCTATTGTTAGGCTACAAGGTATCAATAAGGTTGGTATTGTTACCTTTGATGTGGATGATATTGTACGCAGTGGTATCTGTAAAGATATTGTGAAAGCTTACTTATAAAAAGGAGATTGGCCCTGACTTCGGTTGGGGCCTTTTTATACATGATAATACGTAAATTAAAATACAGTGAACTTAGACAATATTATAAAATTGGCTTAGAGTGTTCATTACAAAGCAAGATACCAGAATTTAGCTTAGATGAGGAGCATGTATTAACTGCAATCTCCAATTTAACTAAAGAAGAGTATTTTAGGGTAATAGAAAAAGATGGTAAAGCAGTTGGTTGGATGGCTGCAGGGCTGAATAATGTATATTTATATAATTCACGACAGTGCTTATCTGTACTTAGTTACCAATGTGTACTTAAGGGTAAGTCTGCTATTACTGCGTTATTGGATATACATGAAGATTTGTATGATTATGCGGCATCTCGTGGAATTGAGTTGGTTGTGACAAATTCCATACTTACGAGTAAGAGTGCTTTTAATCGAATCTTAGCGCAAGAAGGCTGGCTAGAACGCGGTACACTGATGCTACGCAAAACCCCCCATTATTTGGCCAGTAGCGGGGGCAGACGTGCCGTCCGGCCTCAGACCATCACGGAAGGCATGGGGCAGTGAAAACGGGGCAGAGAGGGGCAGATTTGCAAACTGGTCGCCTGTGGCACGCGTGGCGTGGGGCATGGCTGAGGGATCGGGGCGGCAGTTGCGGGGCAAGACGGGTGGTTTCTGGTTGCAGAATGGGTAGTTCTGTGGCTGGTTGCTACCCGTTTTTTACGCACAACAAACCCGTTAAATTAACCCTTCTCCGTCCCCCCTGTATTATAATTCTAATAATGCGGAAATAATAGTATCTTATATGAAGTACTATAATAACCTTTGGAGATACATTATGTTAAGATTAATTGCTACAAAAGATCGTAAAACAGTTGCTGTTGTTTATGGCAATATCGTTGCAGACATGGCTGAGTTTTTACCTGTGTGGAGATCACACAAGTGGTTTAATATGTATACAACCTTAGAATACAAGTCTTTAGAAGAATTCCTTTGGAAATCTTTAGAGGAAAATGATTCGTTGTTTCAATGGAGACCCTGGGCTGATCATTATTATGTGCCAGCTACAATGACTATTAGACACAACGGACATGAAGCTTACAGCAGGTTTATACAGAATATTGATTGTACTTATACTTTGTATACTGTATATGAAGACTTGACGGGCGTCGTTGCTAACTTTGAAGATAAGAAAGCTATTAAGAAATGGCTTAAAGAACAGGGGATTAAATAATGAGTACAGTAATGTTTATAGTTGACATGGTAACGGATGTAAGAGTAAGAGCACACAGTGTTTTCGAGTATGAAATATTTGAGTCAGAATGTTATAATGAATGTATCTCACTACTAGATAGTGCTGAGGCACGTCTTAAAATTGGCGCTAATTACCAGTATAGCTGGAATCATGTACATTGGGATGGCCAACGGCTAGAGTCGTTCACAGCATTATTAGAGCTGCTGGAAATAGATGTTTACAAATTAAATGTATTAACAGAGGGACACCTCTATCAACAAGGATTATTAGTATTATGAACGATTGGATTCCTTTTATAGAAGCTATGCTAGCTGTAGGGTTCTTTTGTGTATATGTTTTGTATAATGTGTTTGCAGATGACTGCGAGCAATACAGATTGTATACACGAGTGCGTAAGTGGGATCGCACAAGATTGACAAAATCTTATAAATAAAAACGCGGAAAAGGGGGTATCTTATATGAAGTACAATAAGGTACCCCAACTAACTTTAAAGAGGAATTTAAAATGATTATTCTATCACAACCCTATGGTGAGTGCTACGATTGTGGCAGTCCTATGACGGCAGTCTTAGATGTAGAAGACTGTTCTTTAAATGTGTACCGTAATGGTACTCTATCAGAAGTCTATGTGTCCTGCGATGGATGCGGAGGACGTGCAGGTCACCGGGAGTATCAGCCCCATCTGCATGGGGAGTCTTTGTAAAACGCGGGAATAATGGTATCTTATATGAAGTACAATAAGGTACCTCAATCAACTAACTATTTGGAGTATTACCATGAACACAATTAAATTATTCAATAACACATTTTCAATAACTAGAACTACAGAGGCTGGCACCGTAGTATTCGAAAATGAACAAGTAAAAGGGCACGTACTGAATGGGATTGCATTTCTCACTGGTGCGGCAGCAACTATCGCGCGTCTTATAGAAGGCAGAGAAGAGTCTGTCTACATCGTGAGCCTAGAAGAACGTGAGTTGGGCGAGTATGTTCAACTGTATGTCAATGTATAATATAGTACCAACAACTAACTTTGGAGTATTATCATGAACCCAGTACAAGCAGCACAAGCATCTGTTGATGCAAAATTATTAGCAATGAAAATTGAACACGATGCTAGAATCAAAGCATTGGATGGTGATAAAGAGTTTGCTAAAATGCTAGCTGAAATGCAAGCTAAGCTTAAATGCTAACAAAAGACCTGAGCAGGTCTTTAAACTGCTTAGTGTCTAAGGGATGTGTATCCCATACTGATGATGGTTCAAAAGAACCGAAACACTTAATTATTTGGAGTATTACCATGTTTAGTAAAATTAAAGATTATTTCTTAACTGACAGAAAAACAACTGATGAAGCTAGAGAGCTTTTAAATGCTTGGAGAGAAGATCAACAGGCTGCTGATGAGCTAGTAGCTAAGCTTGAAGCGAAAGCTTTAGTAATGAAACTTGAAAGATTAGCGAGAGAACGTCATGCTTAATAAACTGCTGAAAAAGGTTGACGATGCAATTATAGCTTGGCTTAATATTTCGGATATGAGCTATGAAGCTGTCAAAGAGATGGAAAGACAGTTAGAAGAGAGCGAGAAGGCTGGAGACAAAGCCAATGTACAAAGACTGCTCAAAGTTCTTAATGAGATGGTTAATGTGCTTCAAACGCCTGTCTTTACAATCAACATTGGCGGAAAGCCTACGTTTGAAATCCCAACAGAAGAAGCTAATCAAAAAGCTAAAGATCTTGAAGAGCAGATCGAAAAACTACAACGAAAATTTAATGGCGAAGATTTCGCATAGAGGATATTATTATGTTTACTTTTATTTCACACTTGTTCATGTCTCCATTTGAAATCTTTATGGAAACACTGTTAAGCCCTATGGGTTTAATTATGATTGTAACGTTTGCATTAACCATTGTTGGTTACTTCAAAGTACGTCAAGCCAGAAAGAATCATGCGCACATTGTTGTTATCAACTTGTGGGAATTGATCTTCTGGGTATCAATTGTTATAACTTCTGGTTGTAACTTAGTATATGCAATCATGCATCCTTCAGTTTTTTGGTGATTTATGAAATTAAAATTTGCTTTCTATACATTGCTAACTATTTTAGTAGCAATTACAATGTTGTATGTAGGTGCGCTTCTTTACAAAGTAGCGTTATTATTAATCGCTGTATTATTGCTAATCATAGGGTACCAAGTATCTGAATTGACACGGAGATTTACAAATGGTAGCTAATATAAGACTTCAAGGTTTCTATCCAGTTGCAACTGAAAAGGTTTTAAATGAAGAAGCTCCTGGTGATCTATTCTTATCTCCATTAGTATATAGACAAACGGTGCGTGAAGTTGACGCAAGTCAATTGGTTGTAATGGAAGATGTAGAAAAATTCATGTGTGGTTTCGGATGGGACTTCGCAGATGTAGTAGCTGTAGCAGATTTAACAGGAACAATTCCAATACCATTTTATGTGTTAAAGGAAAAAATTCCAAGGCTTTTAACCTTGGTTAATAGGTACAAACCAAGATTTATAGAAACTGTGTAAAACAAACCCTCTCTGGCTCCTTCGGGAGCTGGGGAGGGCTTTCTCTCTTATTTTTTTTTTTCTTTCAAACTGCAAACTTTGTAACCTTAGCTCATAACTGATGCCTTCGGGCATCGAATCTTTGTAGCCTACTAGGACAGCTATGAAGAATATTCTACAGGATTCGATTCTGTTATGTGCTTTAATTTTATTTAATGGCATTCGTATTGAAACATTTACGATGTTTATCCTTTTAACCTTAATACTACCTAGGAATCATAATGCGGAATAAGTTATTAAAGTCTTTACGTACAAGAATTGCTGTAGAAATTGCACCCCAATCTCCAATAAAGTTTTTAAAGAAGCTTGAGATAGAAGAGCATCTAGATGAGATTATTGCAAATACATATTTGTACACAAGACCCAAAAAGGGTTCTGACAAGGAAATTATAATGTCAGAAGTAATTTGTGCCATTGGTCACAATATGCGAAAAGGCGAAAAGAAGGATTCAGCTACAGCAGCTAGATGTGGTGCTTTTATTTTATACTCATTTGCAGAATTAGGCCTTACAGAGATAGTAATGACTAGTGCAGCTAATGGGCATGGTACATACGTAGTTAAAGTCGTAGATGAAAAGAGTATGCAGGAGCTATGGGAAACAGTATCAAGACAAGGCGGTAAAGGCAAACTACCCTCAGCAACACCATATGCAAATTGGACAAGCTTTAGACACGAGGCAGGTGCCGTATTAGTTAAGACACAATCAAGAGTTGTAGCAGAAAGCTTAACACCTGAAACACATCCAATTGTATTTGAATCTATTAATAGAAGTCAAAGAGTAGGTTGGTTAATTAACAAAGAAGTCTATAATGTGGCTAAATGGGCCTTGAGTAATAAAACAGAAGCATTCAGCGATATTTGGGAACAGCATAATCCACAGGCACGTACAACTAAACTAAGAGAGACTAAAGCTATTCTTAGTATTGCAGACAAGTTTACTGATATTCCTTTCTATCATTTGTACTATTTAGACTTCAGAGGTCGTAAATACCCAACTACAGCGTATCTACATGAACAATCTTCTGATATTGCAAAGGGTCTCTTAATGCGTCAAGATAAGAAAGCTATTGGACAAGATGGGTTCTTTTGGTTATGTGTATCAATTGCTAGTAATTGGGCAGGTAGTTCAGGCAGAGAAGATGGTGCTAAGACAGATAAAATACCACTAAAAGATAGATATCAATGGGTACTAGACAATGAAGAAATATTAACAGCGTATGCACTCTCACCTAAATTAAATCAAGGCTGGATGGAAGCTGATAAGCCTTGGCAATTCCTAGCTGCCTGTATTGAGCTTAAGAACGCGTTAAGTATGGGCTCTAGTTATCTTCAGTATGAGTCTCACGTGGAGTGTTTCATTGACGGTTCTACTAATGGCTCACAGCATCTAAGTGCTCTTACTAGAGACGAAATTACAGCACCGTATGTTAATTTAGTACCACTAGAGATGCCTGGAGATCTATATGCATACGTAGCTAATCATGTATGGAGTAAAATCTCGACTATTGTAAATGCAATGTCACCAAGTTTAGTACTAGAGTGCGAAGAGTTTATTGATGGATTAATAGCGTTAAAAAGAAAGATTGTCGCTGCTGAACCTAAATCAGAGTTACGTAGTCAATTAGTGTCACAGATAAGAGCATACAAAACAAAATGGACAGATGTCGGTGAAAAGGCTTCTCCAGTATTTTGGCATAGAATTAAAGATAGCAAGCAACGTAGAAAAATTGTTAAAAGAAATGTAATGACGTTACCGTATGGAGGTTCAGGTTATGGCTTGTCAGAGCAACAAATTGATGACTCTAAGAAGCATGGTATAGAGTTGTTAATGAATATGGAACATAAATGGGCATCATGGATGGGGAGGTTAGTATTTGAAGATGCTAAAGAATCTTTGCAAAGGCCTATGATGCTATTAGAAGTATTTGAGAAAGCTGGAGCAGCTGCTGAGAAGAAAGGTAAATTCTTAGAATGGACAGTACCTGTTACAAATTTCCCTGTAGTACAAAATTACACAGAAGGTCGTACTAAAAAGATACATATCCAATGGGGCCCTAGAATTGGTACTAGAAGCGAAACCACGGGATACTTTGGAAATGATCTACAATTACATATATGTTTTATTGAGGATCAAGTACCCTCAAAAGGAAAGCAGTCTCAAGGAGCAGCACCAAATGTAATCCATTCATTGGATGCAGCGCACTTAGCAATGACAACAGTTAAGTGTGATTTTCCCATTACGACTATACATGATTCTTATGGATGCCTGCTTGCAGATATGCCTAAGCTATATAAATGTGTGCGTGATACTTTTGTCGAGCTTTACCAAGAAAATCCTTTGTTCCCCCTAATCGATAATATCAATGGTGATCTAAGTTATTTAGATATGGGCGAACTGGATGTTAATTTAATTTTAGAAAGTGAATATGCTTTCGCATAGAGGTTTAAGAATGCAGCTAATGACAATTCGTGAGTATTTAGAGAGTATCGAGTTTGAAGTATGCTATCAAACATTGAGTCACAGGTTAACCTTGATAGGTGTCAGACCTTATCAGTTTAAAAAGGTTGGTAAGAATTTTGCAGGTTTATTTAAGCTATCTGATCTACAGGCTGCTGGTAACTACAAGAGAAGACTGCCGCGTAAGCCACAGCCTACAGTTTTGCAAACAGATATAATTCGTTTTCTTAGTGTTCCCTTAACGCCCATACATCGCTGGTATGGCTATAGAAGTGAGGAATTAAAATGGCTTTAACAATGTTTACAGGCGGTATTAATAAAGAGCCACAAGATAGAATACTTCTTGTCGTACAGGGTAATCCAGAGCATATAGAGCAACTCAATGAAATGCTAAAAGCCGGATGGAGGGTAGCTGAAATTATTTCTCTTACTGGTTTTGCAAACCTGCCAGGAGAAGCACATTATTTATTAACCAGAGGAGAATTGTCATGAAGATCTTAAGAACACCTTTACACAAAATTGAATCAGGTTCAACGGGAGTGGCTAATCCAGCTTTCTTAAATGCAGCTGCTTCGGGACCAGAAGAAACTGTAGTTGAGATTATTAATAAGGCTATGACATACACAAGAGAGCCAGCAACAGAAAAGTTCTCTACAGAAGTCTTAGCATATGTTAATAATGTGATTAATATGTACCTAAGAGAAATCTTAGCTAATGGTACTTGTTATAAACATCACCTAGCTACAAATGATGTAGGCTTTGTGTTTGATGTGTCGTACTCTACTGTAGTAGGTAAAGGGACAGGACTTAGTGCTGAAGTGCAAATACTGCAAGATGATAATACAATTAGAGATTTCTATTTACATTATCGTGTTGTGCTACCAAATGGCACTACAACAACATGGCGCATTGATAGCGTTGAAGATAGTAATTGGCTTGCTTACATTTCACAATATTAATCTTTAAAAGCCTGGGTATGCTTCTTAACTACCCACAACTGACAGAAGGAGGTCGTCATGTTAATGACACCAACACTATGTCTCGTTGCTGCAATGTACTTCGAGGCTAGAAACCAAACGTCCGATGCCATGCTAGGTGTCGGTCAAGTATTGATGGAGAATACAGAGAATGGCAAAACTATGTATGACACATTGAAAAAGAAAGGGCTGTTCTCTTGGGCTAGGAAAGGTGTTAAGATACCAAATCCTAAGAGTCCGGCGGACGTTGAAGTTTTTGAGCATCAGCAGAAGCTGGCGCGAAAAATGCTTTTCAAACAGCTTAGAACACCTTTATTACGAGGTAAGTATAAGCATTTTAATAACTGGCAATTAGGCAGGCGATTCAAAACTAATGTACCGTTGGTTAGAATTGATGACTTAGTTTTCTATTAGGATATTTTATGTACGAAGATTTATATGCAACAGTACAATATGTACTATATTCAGAAGGGAATGATTTTGAAGAATACATGGATGCTACGTGGGGTACAGAAGATTTCACATTGGCTAATGGCGACATGTTCGATAGGGCTCTCCGAGACCCTGATGTAGATCATCCGTATGCTACAGCAATAAAAGCCAGAAGGGAGCTTGATAAAATGGTAGAAGCTGATAGAGTAGCAAAGCCTTTGTATTTAACAGTAGATCAAGTCATGGCATTAGCGCTATGAGTGCGTGGGACTATATCATAATTGCCTACGCTGTACTAGCTACGTATCGATTAGGCAAAGTTCTACAAGAGCTTATGCGATACAAAGAACATTGTGCTGAGTTAGAAGCACGATTAATTTTAACAACACTAGGTAAAAGATCTGATGACAGCCTTCACTAACGATGAAAGCCTTGAGCTATTACACTTATTAACTTTACTTGGGGCTATAATAGGAATGCCTGAAGATCATGAAGCAGATAATTATAAGTTAACTGCAATTAAAATTATCCAATTTAAGGAGAAGCTACATGCTAGTCTTGAAAACCGTTTATGATGTGCGTATATTACCCGGAAGTTATAAAGATGTACTTGATGATCTAAAACCTTTTATCAGTGACCTAGCAAGTCACCATGAGCTGATGGATGAACTAGGTGGTAACGTATACATCCTTGAAGAAGAAGCAGAATTAGAAAGTATCGAAGTATATGACTTAGATCATGGAAATGGTACATTACTTACTATGCCAGGTTCATTTGACATGGCTGAGAGATTTGCAGGTGACTGGGTAAAAGTCATGAATGTTACTTCTGATTTAGGAGGTGCTATTTATTATATACCACCTGCAATTGCAGACCTTAACGATCATGTGTCCGAAAGTATTGATCTTTCGAATTGCTAGACCCCGTTAAATTAACCCCTTCTAAACATTTATACATGAGATTTAAAAATGGCAAATTTATATAATTTGGAAATACACCACCCAAACCTTGTAAAAGGTAAAAATAATTATGATCCAAGTAAACCTAAATGGTCTGCTATGCTAGTGACTAAAAAAGAGACACAAGCAAAAGAAATTGCAAATATGGGGATTAAAGTTACTCCATTTACAACTAATGAAGGTCAGATAGCTTGGAAATTTAACGTAGGCAAGAATGTAACAAAGTTTACGGGAGAGCCTAGCACACCTATTAGTGTTGTAGATATGGACGATAATCCATTGCCAAAAGATAATATTGGTAATGGTAGTATCGTAAATGTCAGATTATTTGAACGGGAATACGTAAATAAAGCTGGTAAGCCTGCAATAAGTTATCTATTAATGGCGATACAAATTGTCAAGTTAATTGAGTATACACCTAAAAAGTCTGGTGATTTCCCTCCGGCTGCTATTGAGTATGAAGATGGGGATGTATTCTAATGTCACGCTATCTCTATACAGTTATTAATGAAGATGGCAGTGAAGGCTCTCAGTATTCTGATTTCAATCTAATACCTATTAACGCTATTATGGGTGATTTTGGACATATAAGAGCTACTCGCAGTGAAGACGATACTATGGCAGGTGCTTTAGTAATCAGAGAGGATTATGAAGCTTGGCGCGAAATGCTTAATCGCTGTCATTGGCTTCCAAAGTCTGAAATTGTACAAGCTGTAGATCCAAAACATTATAAAGGCTACGTAGAGGAATTCCAGTGGATTGATACTATGAGCCGTATCCCTACGCTAAAAGATCCTAAAATATTTTCTGGTGCTGTAGAAATGCAAATTAGAAAATACCTTGATCGCAATGGTCAAAAGGATGATGAAGTACAAGAGTTACTTAAAGCACGATGGTATTTAAACTACTTGATTGCGTATAAGGTTTCAGGCAGACCAATCATGGTAGATGAGGTCGAAGATATTATATCTTCAATTTAACAACAAAAGGGCGTTTCGTTTAATACGGAGCGCCTTTTATTCGAGGCTATGATGAATTATATATTCGATGTAGAGACAGATGGTCTCTTACCTAATGTAACACGTATGTGGATTATGGTCGTTAAGGATCTAAGTACAGGAAAGAAAACACGCTATTTAGAAGGAGACTTCGGTTGGAAAACTCTATTTAATAATGCTAACCAACTGATTGGACACAATATAATTGGTTATGATATTTGTGTGCTAGAGAAATTGTTTGGATACAAAGTACCTGAGAAGACTAAAATAGTTGATACATTAATTCTTTCTCAAGTATTAGACTACAAACGTTTTGGAGAGAAAGGACACTCATTAAAAGTATGGGGTGAACATCTAGGTTATCCTAAACAAGAATTTGAGGATTGGACACAGTATTCAGAAACTATGGCTGAGTATTGCGAAAATGACGTAGAGGTTAACTTCAGAATCCTAAAAGATTTACGAGATGAACTTAAGAAAGGTGAAGAGAAGTATCCAGAACAATTTAAACTCTTGACACAATATATTAAGGTAGAACACGCTGTAGCTAAGTGGTGTGCTGAAGCTAGTCTTCATGGATGGCCTTTTGATACAAATAAAGCTTATGAGCTTTATAATGAACTCGAAGCCAAGATGAATAGTACTTATGAGATTCTGAATAAGAAACTAGGCCTTAAGGTGGTTGCTGTTGATAAGAAGTTTGGCATAGTAGAAGCCAAAAAGCCTAAGTACAAAAAGGATGGTAGCTATGATGCGCATACAGCTAGATGGTTTGATGTCAATCCTTGGAGTGGCTTTGAACCTGAAGATAGAATTGTTGATGGCGAGTACTGCCGTATTACTATTGAACCTCTTAGCCTTAATTCTGTAACTGATGTAAAAGTATTCTTGTATAGACATGGTTGGAAACCAACAGATTGGAACTACAAGTTAACTGAAGATTTAAAGCGTGAAAGAACAACACCTAAGATTACTGAAGATAGTTTAGAATTTTTAGGTGGTGATGGTAAGCTGTATAGTAATTACTTAACTGAAAAGGCAAGACACTCAATCGTTAAAACGTGGTTGGAGAATGTAGATGACAATGGTAGACTTCATGGGGACTGTATGGTTATCGGAACCCCTAGTATGCGTTCACGTCATAGTATTATTGTTAACATTCCTAGCCCTGATGCTCCATACGGGAAACAAATGAGAGCATTGTTTAAGTGTATTCCTGGTTGGAAAGTAGTAGGCTGCGATAGCGCTGGTAATCAAGCTAGAGGTCTAGCACATTTCCTAGAAGATGAAGGCTTTACAGATATTCTACTTAATGGTGATATCCATACTTTTAATGCAGACACTCTCAATCGTATTCTGAAAGAAACAATTAATATAGATTGGAATGATTACTGGACTAAACAAGGCGTGACAGCAGATGATAAACATACGCTAGAAGAGAATTTAGCATTAAGAAGAAGAAATTGTGCTAAGCGTGTATTATACGCTTTCTTGTTTGGCGCGTCAGGTGGTAAGCTTTGGAGCTACATGTTTAATGGTGAAATGAATGATACAAAGGGTGCTAAAGTTAAAAAAGAGTTTATTAAAGCTGTGCCAGGATTCAAGGCACTCTTAGACAAACTTGAAGCTATCTTTGGTAAAACGAAACAAAGAGGACTTGGGTATATCCCTAGCCTAGCACATAATAGAGTATATGTAGATTCCTTTCATAAACTATTAGTGTATCTCTTGCAATCCGCAGAGAAGATTACTTGTGGTGCAGCTTGCATGCTAGTACAACAGTATCTTAAAGAAGAGAAAATTCCGTATCAACCTTTAATTATGTACCATGATGAATTCCAATTAATGGTACCAGAAGAGTATGCAGAACGTGCAGTAGAGCTTGGCATTAAGGCTTTCCAAGAAGGCCCTAAATTATTTGGAGTCAGTATTATGGATGGCTCTGGTTCCTTTGGAGATAATTGGTTGGAGACACATTGATGAATTCAGAACAATATTTATTAGTATGCCTTATGGAAGAGTTATCAGAAGCTGCACAAGAAGCTTCTAAGTGTATTAGATTCACACTGGATCATCAGTGTGAAGAATACGAACATAGTAACAAGCAAAAGCTAAAGAATGAATTAGCTGATGTACAAGCTATTCTTATTATGCTGGCTAGTGAGTGTAATATTAGACTAAATTGCGATATGAAATCTCACATAAGAGATAAGATAGCCAAAACAGAAATGCGTATGATTTTGTCACAAGATATGGGAGTTTTAGGAAAATGATAGCACTAATCGATGCGGATGGTTTAACTTATTCTGTTTGTTTCAATAGAGAGAAGCAGAGTGCAATTGTTAACCTCGATGATGACGGTAATACAAGTTATACAGCTGAAGAGGAAGCTCAGTACAAAGCAGAGATTTTTAAAAATTTTTGTAGAGATCTTAGAGAAGTTAGCGAAAACGTATTTGCAGAAGAGGCTAGAATTGTATTACGGGGTAAAGGTAACTTTAGACATGAAGTAGATCCATTCTATAAATCCAAACGTAATTCAGGTGGTGTTAAATACTATGCAGATGGCATTAAAGACGTAGCACTAAGTTTAGAAATGGCTGTACCCTCTACTGGCTGTGAAGCTGATGACTATATTCGAATGTGGGCAGAAGAATTACGTGCAGAAGGTAAAGATTTTATTGTATGTACAACAGACAAAGATTTAAAGATGATCTCTGGTAAGCACTATCATTTAAAGACTAAACAAATTAGTACTGTTACTGAGCATGAAGCATTAATGTCTTATCATCAACAATTACTAATGGGTGATGCTGTAGATAGTATACCAGGTATCTGGAAAATGGGACCTGTAAAGTCTGCAAAGGCTTTAAAGGATTGCACAACACTCGAGTCCTTTCAAGAAGTAGTAATTGATGAATATATTAAAGCGTATGGTGACAAATGGCATGAAGAGCTTACACTTACAGGAAAACTTATTCATCTATGGCGTTGGCCTGAAGACTACTTCAGCTTGGATGAATGGCCATTGGCTAAGGAAATGTTAGGTACATGAAATTTGAAGGAGTCGTTCCTGCAGCGGCTCCAGTTTCTATTAGTAAATTCTCTAATGGACACTGGAGATATTTTAAACAAATGAGTGAGGGTACAGCGTATGTGGGATTTATATATGCTATCTATGATAAAGTTCTTAAACGATTTTACATCGGGAAGAAGAATTACAGAAGTGCTGGTAAGGCTACTTTCGGACGAGAGTCTGATTGGAAGAGATACAAGAGTAGTAGTTCAACAATTGCAGCTCACCTCAAAGAACGACCAGCAGAAGAATTTATGTATATCTGCTTGGGCGAATACAAGACAAAAAGTGGACTCGCTTGGGCCGAAACATGGTCGCTGGTCAGTATAAAAGCACCGCTCAGAGAAGAAGTGTACAATAAAAGGATAGAAGAAATCACATGGAAGATTAGTGAAGACGTTACGAATGAGCATATAAGTAGACTGAATTTAATTTCAAGCGGGTATATTCCTTATGACGAGCAGAGAGATTGGTAAAACATCTTGCCCAAAGTGTAACTCTTCAGATGCAAGAGCACTTTATTCAGATGGCAAGAGTCATTGTTTTTCTTGTGGTACATCATTTAAACCGGATACAGCAATGGTAACAGACTTTAAAGGTACAGTTCCAGCGGTTACGAGTAAAGTAGCTCATGTAGACATTAGTACATTGAGGTCTACTGCAATCAAAGAAAGAAAGATATCTAAGGATATAACAGAATTCTTTGGTGTTAAAATGCGCTTTGGTGAGGATGGAGAAGTCGATGGACATTTCTATCCATACGGTGACTCTTATAAAATGAGAGCATTGCCTAAGACATTTACTTGGGTTGGTCCAAATACAAATAAACTATTTGGTCAAGAAAAATTCAATGGAGATGGAAAGCGATTAATCATTACTGAAGGTGAAATTGATGCAATGTCAGTTGCACAAGCAGCATTTGAAAAGTACGGTAAGGTCTATCCAGTAGTTTCAATGTCATCTGCAACAGGTACAAAAGCTCTTCTAGAAAATAGAGAGTGGATTAGATCATTTAATGAAGTTGTTTTATGCTTTGATAATGATGATGCAGGTAAGGAAGCTACAGAAAAGGCTACTAAGATTATTGGTGTTGATAAGGTACGTCTAACAAAGCTGCCTGTTAAAGACCCCAATCAATTACTACTTGAAAAGGGTGGTAATGCATTGATGATGTGTATCTTTGAAGCTGCTAAGTATGTACCTTCTGGTATTATGCGTAGAGATGAGTTATGGCAGGCAATGGTTGAATACAATTCAATTCCTGTTGTGCCGTATCCAAATTGTTTAAGTGGCTTAAATACTAAACTGAAAGGTATGAGAGAGCACACAATAACTCTATTCACTTCAGGTACAGGCTCTGGTAAGTCTACAATCACCAGAGAAATTGCATTACATCTAGTGTCTACGCAAGATACAATGGTTGGTATTGTAGCATTAGAAGAACCACCAGCAGAGACAGCACGTAAATTAGCAGGGATGGCTATTAGTAGAAATCCAGCCAATGAAGAGCTGTCTGTAGATGATTTGAAATGCGGTTTTGATAGTGTATTTGGAGATGACAGAATCATGGTGCTTGATCATCAAGGCTCTATGGATGATACGTCATTAATGGATAAATTAGAATATATGTGCTTATCGGGATGCCGTTATATCATCCTAGATCACATAACAATTCTAGTATCTGAAGGTGTTGATGGCTTACAAGGTAATGAAGCTATTGATAGAACGATGAATGACTTATTGAGGTTAGTAAATAAGTATCCTGTCTGGCTATGCTTAATATCACACTTAAGAAAAACACCAACAGGTAAGAAATCGTTTGAAGAGGGTCAATTACCTTCTCTAGATGATATTAAAGGCTCAGGCTCTATTAAGCAAGTATCAATGGAGATTGTAGCTTTTTCAAGAGACATGTCAAATGATGATGAATCAGTTCGAAATCATATTAATATGCGAGTTTTAAAAAGTAGATTCACGGGACTGACTGGTTCAATACCTGGCGTTGATTACGTACATGAAACAGGAAGATTAAGAGCTAGTGACTTTGGCCTAGACGATTTTATTACATTAGTATAAGGAATATAAATGACAGCACAAATATTAACACCTAGAGAATCCTATGGTGTAGACTATCCAGCTGCAGTAGAGTTTGCAATCAGGCAAGCGGAAATTGCATGGTTTGCGCACGAGATAGAAGTTGAAAAAGATATCCATGAGTTAAGAACTAATTGCACAGAGGCAGAGTACTATGGGATTGTCAATACATTAAAGATCTTTGTACACTATGAAATCCATGTCGGTAACAATTATTGGCGAGATTATATTCCTAAGTTCTTTCCAAGACCAGACGTACAAAGAGTTGCATCTGTGCATGCAATGACTGAATTGAATATCCATGCTCCATTTTATTTCAAAATAAATGAACTATTAGGTTTAAATACCGATGAGTTTATGAATTCCTATCAAGAAGACGTAATTCTTGCTGAAAGGCTAGAGTGGATGGAACGTGTAGTCTCTAAACATGAAACTACAATGGATAAGTTAACATCAGTAGCAATCTTCAGTATGATTGAAGGCGCAGTCTTATATTCATCATTTGCTTTCTTGAAACATTTTAATTCAGACGGTAAAAACAAATTCCAGAATATCAATGCTGGGATTAATTTTAGTGCTATTGATGAGGACATTCATGCTAGAACGGGTGCCTGGATCTTTAATACAACACTGCATGAAGCCCTTAATGATCCTGAAGAGTACATTAATTTGGAAGTTTTATACAACGATCTAGAAGTAACTGCATGGATTATTGCAGAGAATGAAAGAGATATTATCAAGAAGATGTTTGAGTTTGGACCGATTGAAGGTATTACATCTTTAATGTTAGAAAACTTTGTACAAAGTAGACTTGATCTATGTTTAACAAGGCTAGGCGCTAAGGTTTTATTTGATCCAAAGTATAACCCAATCGCTGATTGGTTCTATGACGATATTGAAAGTAGTACTTTGCATGATACATTCATTGCAATGGGCAACGACTATAAGCGTAATTGGACTGAAACTAAATTTACATGGAAGGTGAAAAATGACCAGTATTTATCGTGAGTTAAGTATTGAAAGAAAACGTCTACAAAAAGAAGGAAAACTTCCTGAGTGGATTATTACCAATAGCTGGCAGCTACTAAAGGAAAAATATGTATCTGAACAATATCCAGATCTACTGTCGATCTATCGTCGTATTGCTAAGCACGCGGCTTCTTACACAGATAATCAATCAGCTTGGGAAGAAAAATTCTTCGAACTTCTCTGGAAAGGCTGGCTTATACCTTCTACGCCTGTTTGTGCCAATATGGGCACGGGTAACGGATGTCCGGTTTCATGTTCCGGAAGTACAGTCCAGGATTCAGTATTTGACTTCTATGCCAAGCAACAAGAAGCCGCAGTCCTCTCGCAGCAGGGATATGGTACTAGTAATTATCTTGGTAATATTCGTAAACGTGGTGCCGCTATTTCTGGTGTGGCCGGATCTGCTTCAGGTGTGTTACCAGTATTTAAAGGATTTGTTAAAGTAGCACAAGACATTAGTCAAGGCTCTCAACGTAGAGGTGCTTGGGCAGGTTATTTAGATATTGAACATGGAGACTTTGATGAACTGGCTACACATATACTTAATTTCCCTGATGATGCTAATGTTGGCTGGTGCATTTCAGATGATTTTGTACGCAGACTTAACGCAGGGGACAAAGATGCTACAAGGCGTTACCAGAAGGCAATGAAGCTAAGAATGCTTGGTAAAGGCTATTTCTTCTTTGCAGACAAAGTAAAGAGAGCTTTGCCACATTCATATAGACGTAGAGACCTAGAAGTTAAAGCTTCTAATCTATGTACTGAGATTGCCCTGTTTAGTGGTATCCATGAAAACGAAGAGTATACATTCTCTTGTGTATTATCGTCAATGAATGCTGCTAAGTATGATGAGTGGAAAGCTGTACCAGACGCGGTCTTTAATGCCACTGTGTTTCTTGATTGTGTTAATGAAGATCAAATTCGTATTGGTAAAGAAAAACCAGGCATGGAGCGTATTGTAAGGTTTGCTGAAAAGTCTAGAGCATTAGGTTTAGGCTTATTAGGCTTTCATAGCTACTTACAAGAACACAGCATTGCATTTGAAAGCTTTGATGCTCACTTGGTTAGCCAAGAAATGTTCAAATACCTTAATACTCAATCTCTAATGGCATCTAAATGGATGGCTAGCGTATGGGGTGAACCTGAATGGTGCTTAGGGCTTGGCATTCGTAATACACATCGAATGGCTATTGCACCAAACTTATCTAGCTCTTTAATAGCTGGCGGTACATCTCAAGGTATTGAACCTATTTATAAGAATGCATTTGTACAAAACACTGCAGGCGGTAAGATGAGAAGATCATCACCTGCATTGATGCACTTAATTGTAGAAGCTGGTCTTGATGTGCAAAAAACTCTTAAGGATATCATCAGAAATAATGGCTCTGTCCAGCATGTTGATTGGCTCAGTGACCATGAAAAAGATGTATTTAAAACTGCATTTGAAATTAACCAAAAGAGTATCTTGAAACTAGCAGCAGCTAGACAGCCTTATATTGATCAAGGTCAATCTATTAATCTCTTCTTTGATGCTGATGAAACTGAAGAGTATATCTCTGAAATACATCAAGAAGCATTTGAGCTAGAAGGTATTAAATCATTGTATTATATTCGCACTACTAATGGTGCAAGGACTAATAAAGATGAGTGTCTCTCATGCCACGGGTGAAGTACAAGTAACATTAAAAGGTGATAGCCAACAAAGACGTAAGCAGTTAAGAGAATTGTATCGTACGTATAGGTATGTACAAATGAAGTTCTCTTTTGGTTACTGGTTTAAGAACACATATATTTGTTGGAATTAATCATAGGGAGGACTTCGGTCTTCCCTTTTTAACGGAGAGTATTATGAACACAGATGAAATATACGAATGCTTACAGGGTATTGCAGCAGAGCCTTCTAAGAATGCTAAGATAGAAATGTTGGAATTTTACTTACAAGATGATGAATTTGAGAAAGTAATTGTATATGCGTACAACCCATTTATTACATTTGGTATACGTAAAGTGCCCAGTGTCTCACATAAGGTTGGCTTACTGAAGTCATTTGATTATGATACATGGGGTCTGCTCGACTTGCTAAGCCAAAGATATGTAACAGGTAAGCTTGCAATTGAAACCTTATTAGCTACAATGGGAAAGCTGTATAACGGCTCTGAGGCAGTGTTAAGGGGTATTTTAGAAAAAGATCTCAGGGCAGGCTTTGATGCTAAGACTATTAACAAAGCTGTTCCTGGCCTAATACCTGTAGCAGCTTATATGAGATGTAGCTTACCTAAACATGTTAAAATGGATGAGTTTCATTTCCCTGCATTTAGTCAGGAAAAGGCTGATGGCCTATTTGTAAACATTACTATAGAGGGTTCAGCCATTACAATGCTAAGCCGTAAGTACCAAGAGATGCCTTTTGATTCTTATAGAGAACTCCTAATACAAGCAGAAGGGCTTGGTGTAATCAAGGAAGGATACCAAACACATGGTGAGTTGATTGTAGAGGTCAATGGTGTACCGCTAGAACGTAAAACTAGTAATGGTGTTTTAAGACGTGTCAACCTAGGCGGAGAATTTAAAAATGGAGAATATCCCGTATTTTATTATTGGGATATTGTACCAATTACATCTATCAGAAAGAATATAGACCATACCCTGTATATAGATAGGTATCAATCTATTAATAACTATGATCGGAAGTATGTTAAGGCAATTCCATCTAAGTTAGTTACAACACTACAAGAAGCTGAAGATCACTTTGTAGAGCTAGCTAAGCAAGGTAAGGAAGGTACTGTATTAAAGTCTTACAGAGCTGTTTGGAAGAATGGTGTTAGTAAAGAGATTGTTAAGTTTAAAAAAGAGTTACATTGTGAATTGAGAGTAATTGATTTTAATCCAGGCACAGGAGAGAATGCTGATACATTTGGCTCTCTTAAATGTAGTACAGAAGATGGACAACTTATAGTTAACGTAGGTAATCTTACCAATGAATTAACGTGGGAAATCCACCAAAATTATGATGGCTGGATGTATGCTATCATTGAAGTAACGTATTCATCCGTGATCACTAATGAGAAGGGTGAGTATAGTTTGTTTGAACCTAAGTTTGTAGAACGTCGATATGATAAAGACACTGCAGACACTTTAGAAACATTAAAGGAACTTGTATGATGAAAAGTGAAGTATTACAATTTATTCTGGAGCTTGCAATGACAGTTGGTGTAGTAGCATTATCAGTAATTTCAGTTGGGTTTGCAGTATATTCTATTAAACACTTATATCAGGATTTAATGAAATGAGTAAACAAGCAATATTTACAGTAGGTATTAGTGGTTCAGGCAAGTCAACTTGGGCATGGTCTCATCAAGACGCGTGGCGTGTAATCGATAGAGATGTTATTAGACGTACGCATCTCATCCTCAATGTTAAGGAATACGACCCTGCAGAGGATAATATGTGGGAGCATTGGGATTTCGAAACAATGGAGAACACATGCAATCGACGTAGAGAAGAGCTTATTGAAGCTGCATTATATGAGGGTAGTAATATAATCTTTGCAGATACAAACCTTAACTATAACAAACTGCAGCCTTTAATGCAACGGTTGATCAGAGCAGACTATAGCGTTGAGTTTAAATTCTTTCCAACAACGCTAGAAGATGCTAAGTACAGAAATGTAAATAGACGTGATGTTGTACCTGAACATTTATTACAAAATCAGTACACAGCTTATAACGCATTCAGAGGCGCACCTATACGGCTTGATTACAACGGTGTACCTTTTGATGTAATTTTAGACTGTATGACAGGAGATATTGATGAGGTATCTGTAAACGGTGTTTATATTGGGCATGTCTTAGCTGAAAATGTAGTACAAGACCTAAGAGATGATATTAGAGAACTAGCACTAATGGATGTGAGACCATGAGTAATTTTGATGAATTAGTAGACTTATTAGGCTTTGACCAGCCTGCTGACTTAGACAATATATTAGGGCATGCAGCTCTAGAGATACTTGATGCTAGGTATGCAATTAAAGAGCTTAATGCAGAGCTTAAACACCAAAGACAACGTTATGTTGAACTTCGTAAAAAGGCCTTAGTAGGAGGGGCATTAAAATGAAACTAACTGAACAAGAAAAAAGAGATAAAGAACAAGAACATTATGAAGCCTGGCTAGAAGAATGGGAAGGCTTACTAGACGAACAGGAAAATTATGTACCATTAAGATTCGATGATGATGAAGATTGGATTGACGATGATGAAGATGAATGGGATGACGAGGAGGACATGTGACAGGTTCATACTATGTAGCAATCCCCGATTTAAAGACGCGTAAACTTGCGCATTTCAAAGTACCGTACGATGTGTACGTGTACATCAGACAATTAGAACATGCAGTTGCTGATTTGAAAGACCAGAGTGGAGAGATGAGACATGAGTGATCAAGAGTGGCAACGTTACCATCGTCTTGGTGGTGAATTGGAGATTCATAAGTCAAAGAAACGCATTCGTGTAAACGGGACTGAATTCGCAATAGGCCAGACATGGGGAACCGCGAGAAGAGGGCCGAAGACGATAATTGGCTTCAATTTCTCTAATGAAAGCATCTACTTTGAAGGTGGAGGGACTTGTAGCCTGACAGGCTACTTTCCATCTTATGGCACCCTGCACGGTGCCGTAGAAAGTGATCACTTAACAAATCTTCTTAACACAGAAATTTACTGAGAGATAAGATATGACATTTTATAGAGGCAGACTAACTGAAGCTCAAGAACTAGACTATTCACCCGAACCAGAAGAACAGAATTGGGAAGAGGATGGTGATTGTATCACAGGGCCACACAGCTATGATAAGAGATGTCAATGCTATCAATGTAATCCACCGGGGTAGGTTATGAAAATCGAAATACAAAAGAAGTACAAAACGCGATGTGGCTTCAAAGTTGAAATAAATCAAATCATCACATCAGTTAAGACTGATTATCCAGTGTTAGGTAGGTACTTTGATACAGACTACCAAGAGTGGATTGATGAGCGTTGGAGACTTAACGGTGTTTGCGATGAAGAAGTAGTTGACAATGATTTAGACTTAGTGGAGCGGGTATGACAAACAGAGAAGTAATGGCATTTGCAATAGGGGTTATGATAGCTGTTGCAATATCAATGATTGTTACTAGCTTTAGCTATGATGGCTATCGCTTAGTACACCAAACAAACATCGGTGGTGTAATCATCGATGGAAAGCACATCTACGAATTAGTAGAGTTATCTGATCCAGCGCAAGGGGTGGTAAGAAAATGAAATTAAAAGTAGGCGGTAAATACAAAAATCGTAAAGGCTCTATAATTGAGATTGTAGAAGAGCTTGGGGGAGAGATATATCCTTTTATTGATAGCCAAGACTGCTCATATACACCTGAAGGTATATACCTGAGAAACCACCCTAATCATGTTAACGACTTAGTTGAGGAGATTTATATGTTTGATTTGAATGCAACTTATTTAACAAAAGGCGGAACTAAAGTAGTAATTATTGCTAGGGCTCCTAGTAGGGATTACCCGATTGTCGGCCTTTCCCAAAGAAATGATACTTGGGATTTACGTTGCTGGACAGAAGAGGGGATTTATGATATATGCTGTGAGGGTAATTTAGATCTTGTAAAAGTATCTACTGATCATTTGCGTGCACGTAATGGTACTCCTATTAAGATATACGAAAGGTACCCTAATGAAATACATGGCGCATACCTTTCAGATGGTGAATGGAAGTCATCTACATGGAGTGTTGAAGGCGGCTTTTATCAAGTCGGAAATGAACAGTCGTGCCTAGACATCGATTTCACACCGCTTCAAAACTGGACGGCAGGCATCGAATTTCCCGCGCAGGCAGGGGCAGGCGTGGCAACCGTGGGCAGGGCATTACACCAGCCAGACCCTGCGGCAGTCGGCGCAGAGCGCGTCACTCTGTAGCAAATTTTGTACCCTTTGACGGGTGTTGGTTTTAACGCGTGTGTCCAACCCCGTTAAATTAACCCTATTTTCAAAAACGAAGATAGAAAACACACATATTTAATTATTTTATTATTGGAGTATTATCATGTCACAAATTCAACAAGCTTTCGTTATTGATGGAAAAATCTTTGCAAGTAAAGCAGAAGCACAAGCGTTCATTCGTCGTCCTTTGATCTTGAAAGCATTCCTAGACTTAACAAATAACAATCAAGAGTTATCCGGTTGGTTAGTTGAAAATCAGGAAGTGGTTGAAGCCGCATTCGAAACCGGTACAATTAGACGTGTAACTAAATCTGACTATGCTAAATTAGATAAGGCATTGGCTGAGTTAACATCAGGCTTCTTGTTCGATAACTTAGAAGCTGTTCGTGAATCATTCAGATGGCCTACCGTTAAACGTATGTCACCAGAAGAAAAGACTACTGAAGCTACTAGCATTATCTTTAAAGCTTCTGAAAATGCTGAATTAGCTGGTTGGGTAGTAGAAAACCAAAAAGCAGTATTAGAAGGCTATAAAGCTGGCGTTGAGAAACGTGAAGTATCAGAAAAAGCTGTTGCTGGTTTAGCTAAATGGCGTGCTGAAAAAGCTGAAATGGAAGCTGCAACTGCAGAAGGCCCAGATGCTGTAGAAGCATTATTAGCAAAACGCGCTGCACAATAATAAATTAATAAGACCCCTTGACCTTTATGGTTGAGGGGTTTTTAACGGAGAATATTATCAAACTACTATTACTATTTATTTTATGTATTACAACAGCACATGCTGATGTCAAGTGGATAGGCAAAGGTAAGTGTAAAGTACAATTAATTACTGAGAAGCGACATGATATTCTCGGTGGACTTGCAACAACACATAGATTTGGGAAATTATTATGTACTCGGTAGTAGGTATCACATTTAGGCCAGAAGGTGTTCAACAGTTTTATTATAGAATACAAGCTGGTAATTTAGGATTACTCCAAAGAGAGCCTAAGAATGAGTTTGATCCAAATGCTGTTAAGGTATTAGCATTGGATCATGAAGTAGATAAATTTGTGTTTATTGGATATTTGCCGAAAGGTATGTCCAAGGTATTTAGTAATACATTTGCCACAATTAAATTTCTAGATAATCGTAAGTTTGAGATTATTGCAGAGAGTGAATACAATCCTTATATGGAAATTATTGATGCGGGGAGAAAATAAAATGAACTTTATAAAAGTCACAGATCAAGGGACTAATGTATTGATTAACCTTGATAGAATATCAGAAGTATGTATTTCAAAATGTGGAAAGAATTTCTCTGTAAGGATTTCATATGATGAGGTTAATGCTTGGTCAACCTATTTGTTAAATGATGAAGATCTAGCTAAAATTGAAATTGCAATGGGACTAAGATGATGCTACAATTAGATAAAGTTTATTATGATTCTAACAATCATCGTATTAAAACTGTGCATGAACAGGATGATAGACTGGTAGGTGTTAACCTATTTAATGGAGACCTACATTGGTATCGACTCAATGGTAAGAGTGTTGCAGGTGCTGATATCTTAATGCCAGTAAGATTAGAACCTAATCATCTCTATAAAGATCGTGCAGGCAGAATTGTTAGAATTGTTTATATTGCTTCTGATGAGAATGACCAGATGCCTTGTTTAGGTGTGTTTAGAGAGGATAAAAAAGAATGTGCCAGTTGGTACAGTATTACAGGCCATTATCATCACGATTGTAGTTTTGCATCTTTTGATTTAATTGAGGAAGTACTATGAGAGTTGGCGACGTAATTTTAAATAAAGAAGATGAGAAAGGCGTAATTGCGTATATTGACAAAACGCCTGATTTTTCAACTTATTTGTGTGTGTTTAAAGAAGAAGATTCATCTTCTTCTGCTGCATGGTACTCTCTTAGAGAATTAAGGCTAGTCCCTAAGTTTAGCTTAGGTGAGACCGTTAAAGATGGTATAGGTACTAAATATACAATTGTTAGTATTTGTGAAGGTAACGTTAGATACCCTATTTTAGCTGTGCGTAATATTAATAAAAATAATGCGCATTGTGAAAGCTTTACAATTGAAGGTCATATCTATGCTGACGTATCAGGCGATGATTCGCGCAATCTAATTCCTAATTAATTAACTCCTCTCTACTCTCTCATTTGGATGCCTTCGGGTGTTCATTTGGGAGGGTAGGGAGGGATTCCCCCTTATTTTTTTTTTTCGCTTTAAGGATATTATATGAGCCATAAAACACGCAAAATTTGGATAGCCCAAATAAGGTACCATAATAAAACTTATTATATCGGTAAGTTTGATAATGAATATGAAGCTCATTTGGCCTGGGTAGAATCGCTATACGGAGAATTCTTTAACAATGGTCTCAGAACACAGTAAAGATGGTGATATTACGTCTCCTTATAAGGGAGTCTTTTGGCATACTAAAAGATGCAAGTGGATAGCAGATACTAGAATAGTACAAAAGTTTAGAATTGAAAAGAAATATATTGGCTCTTTTGAGTGCCCACATAAAGCATACAAAGCGCGTAAAGAGTTTGAGGCTAGAACGGATCATAAATGGGAATTGATTCCGTACGATGACTAGACCCCGTTAAATTAACCCTTTACGTCCCCCCTGAATTATAATTCTTATTATAATAATATACTTAAAAGGTACCTTTAATGGAACCCGTTAAATTAACCCTTATTTTAAAAATAAAGAATAGTACTACGAAAAGTGCTATCTTACTGAAAAACTAGAGGTTTGTATGAATGCAATGACAAGAATCCATCAAATAAAGAAGGGAGGTCATGCGGCTGTACACAAACTTAATGAGTTGAGATTCGATCCGATCGTGGAATTAGTTACTAAATATCGTGAGATAGAGCAACAAATAGAATTCTATAATGATTGGAGAGCCAATATTATTGTACCTTTGACATCTACTGGCAAAGTACGTACATATGACCAGCAGGTTCATATGAATCTCTACGATAAGTTAACTACAATCGGTGAAAAGCTCCTTCGATACGGGTACGGTAGAGTGCCTGAACTACATGATGACACAACACAAGAACGTGTACCATTAATTATTAATTTAAACAAAGAAGGCGATCAATACGTCATAGGAGAGACACATGACATATCTACTGATAGCGATTAGTTTGTACTATATGTCTTTTATTGCTTATTCTCTTTATGTGCCTGAAGTAACTGATCGTGCCCTTAAATGGATGCTCTCTATTTGCGTCTTAAATTCTTTTCTTTATATATGGTACCAAGTATGTTCCTCAATATAATTATTGTACTATCAAGTATATGGCTCAGTACATCCAGCTGGATAGTACTAGTAATGGCCATTACGTTATTAAGATTATTAGCGGATGCCTTGGAGATTATTCATGGCCATTGAATTACATCCAGCACAATCAGAAATTTATCGTGCTTTATTTATTGAGCGTAGTGTTAGATATGCCACTGTGTGTTGTGCTCGTGGCTGGGGCAAGTCCTATAAGGCTGCTGTAGCTGCTATATCTGCTGTGTTCGAACTACTCGAATTACCAGCTAATGTGCCTAATAAAAAGGTATATATTATTGCTCCTACCTTTGATCAGGTAAAAGATATTTATTATCCGCTAATCCATTATGATCTTGGGATGGAGCATTATGCAATTAAAGCATCTCGCGATACAGGACGGTTCTTATTTCCTAGTAATGTAGAGTTAATACTACTCTCGTACGAATCGGTTGAACGTATGCGTGGTAAGGGTAAACAAGTGCCCTTGTAAAATTCCGTTAATTGCTGGAAACTCCTCTTTAAGGACAATCAGCAGCCAAGCCTAGTCTGGGAAGACTTTGAAGGTTCAACGACTAGAATATACCATCTAGAACAGATGATGAAATTCATAGAGGTCAAGTGATCTCGAAAAGCGGAAGACATAATTTATTATGTTAAGATATAGTCTGATCTATATAGTAATATATAGAAGTACTTTGCCGAGTACATGTGAAATTTACAATGAAAGAAGAATTTAAAAGATTTAAAGATACACAATATACTATAAGCAATTTTGGTAATATTTATAATTCAAATAACGAATTATTAAAACCATTTCCTAATAATAGAAGCTATTTATGTGTAGATCTATTTTATGATGGTATTAGAGAAAGACACAGAGTCCACAGATTAGTTGCAGCATTGTTTATTGATAATCCAGAGGGTAAGCCACAA